TGTACATTCCCAGTACGCCAAGCCCTCCTCCGAGTATGCCGCATATCACCGGAAGCCACTTGTTGTCAAGCGGTGTCGCCTTGATAAGCTGCGCGGCAAGATAGCAAATGACCGTTATCGCCGCAATTCCCGTTATTCCGAAATCCATATGTTTGTCTCCTTTTCAGTATTTTCTGTTTTCGATTTTCCTGTAAGCGTCAAGATAAATTTCATCTTTCTGCTTGTTGTATGTGACCTCATAGTACATACCGTCTCGCAGTGTTGTAGCGAAGAGAGCCTTGATGTTGCCGAGGATACGGCAGTCCCACACCATAAAGACATTGTCTGTTCCGATCACGGCATTCTTTTCAACAAGATTTTCGTTTGTGTAATCTCGCACAAGTGTCTTTGCTTTCCCGACAAACTCTGCATTAGTCATATTTTTTCTCCTTTCAGTAAAGCACCGTCTGACAGGTTATTTTTGTGCTGTCCCAGAACGGCGTATTGTCCTTGTCAGGCGCGTTCGTCAGACCCCTGTATGTGATGCCGGAAGACTCTTTGCCGTTCTTATACCCGTCCTCATACCCCTGAGAGTACGCCTCCTCGACATACTTCTTCAGCTCCTCCGCCGAAAACGCATTTTCTTTGCCGCCGATTATTACGATAGGCTTCATGTTTTTTCTCCTTTCAGGTTAAAAAATCGTTTGTTTCAAGAAGTATCTTGTATACCCGGCGCAGGTTCTCTATCGCAAGCACCGCCCGGTTGTTCTTGTAGTCGGGATGAGCCTTGCAATACCTCTCATACTCGTCTATCTCGACAAGCACATCGTCAAATTCTTCCTTGGTATGCCGGAGTTTGCGCAAGACCTCCCCGTTGAAGCGGAGTATCTGCCTCCGATGCTCGTCCGCCGCTCTCATGTCGTCGGCAAGTATATGCCCTTCAAGCCGCTCCTGCGTCTCAAGAAGCGACGTTTTTATGTCTTTAAGGTCTTTAATCACGTCTGTATTGAACGCCCTCCCTATGGCTTTTATTATCGCCGTCCAAGGGTTGACCCTGATAGGCGTTATCTGTATGAGGGTAAGCAGGATGATGATGGCTCCCCCGCTCCCCCACAGGATCTCTTTAAGTGTCATTTCTCAAGCTCCTTCCGGACAGCCTCCCGATACCTCTCCGGAATCTGCTCGATCGTGATCTTCCCCAGCTTCACCTTAATCGCAAGAAACTTAACCACCAGTCTCACCTCCTGTTATCATCTCAAGAAGAGCCGATTCAAGGGCAGAAAGACGGTCTTCGTATGTGGGAGGCTGAGATACAAGCTGCTTTTCGTATTCTTCCTGAGCCGCTTTAGCTTCTGCTATTTCTTCAGGAGTATATTCTCGTTCAACGTAACTAATTGCTCCGGTAACTCCATTCACTATAACTTCTATACGCTTATCCAAGTCTGTACACCTCCACAGTAAATCCATTTGAAAGCATCAAATTATTGTCAGCATCATAGCTTGCCGAATTTAATTTTAACTCTATGAAGTCATCGTGATCGGCTAATGCATACACATAAAATGTGCTCTCAACTTTACTTCGGGAACCATACCCCATAAATTGCGGATATTGCTGAATATATTTATAATCAGCTTCGGTTGTAGAGGAATTTAAATTCATAGCATTCATTTTTGTGCTGTTTCCGAAATAAACTTCAATGTTATAAAATGGCGGCAACATACAGGAATTTTTGCAAGTCGCTCCGATATTATTACCATATCTCGACTTTACATATCCGCTTGTATCTTTAGCATTAATGTTTAAATAGTAGTTAACTGATCCCCATGCAAAACCAGATAAAATAACTTTGATTTCCTTTGCAGAAAATCCGCTTATCCTATATATCTGAATAGTACTTTTTTCAATGTGCCATTTTGACACATCAACTGTTGTGTTATTTGTATTGGGATATGTTATATCTGTGCTTCCATTTCTAAGAGTAAAAGTGTTTGCATCAATCACTCCAACGGTAAGTTTGGCTGTGCTTTGCAATAATGTCGAACAAAGTTCAAATGGAATTGTTGCAAATGACCCGTCAGGAATAACCATTACAGTGTCACCAGTCGTCAGTCCGTGTCCAGCACAAGTAAAAACTCCAGTTGTCAAGTCAAGCGCAGTCGGTTGAATTACGGGATTTCCAGAATGAACATACTTAGCTATAAGTCTGTCACTTCCACCACTCCCACCAACCTCCGTCGGCACAACAATTCCATCAGCCCCGATTCCGAGGAACTTACCAGAGTTTGCGGTGCCTTGGTTTTTATCGAGCTTTTCCATAAGAGTGCTTTCGGCAGTTTCATAAGGATACATACGCTTCCAGCCGCCGCCTACACTTCCCTGAATATACTGGATGTAGAAGTTTGAGTTCTGGTCTATGAGAGCAATATATGCATAACACTTCTGACTGCCACTGCTTGCAGTGTTGTCAATCTGCGACACACATACAAAACCTCTGAGAGACGAGTTAGCAGCTTTGGCAGCATCGGGAATATCCGTTACCCTTCTGTTGACATATGCTGTATAAAACCCGACCTGTGTAAGCCCCACAACATAATCGATAACCGTTCCGCTGCTGATATAAACACCGTAAGGACTTGCATATGTCCCACTGTTAATCGGATTTACATACTTGTAATTAAGCCCCGGAAACGTCAGACTGTTTAAGAACCTTTTCGCATCTGAAGAAGCTCCATTTACAGATATGTTCCCGCTTCCATCATCCGAAAATTCAGCTCCGGAAGAATTCTTCCACCCCACATCTCCGTTGGCATTGCTGTTCTTCGTAAGCACCTGACCGGTCGTGCCGCCGTCAGGCACTCCTCCGGAGCCGGGAAGACCCCTGTCGCCCTTTTCTCCTTTATCACCCTTTATCGCGGGAATCGAAACAATATTCCCGTTCTCGTCTTTTACGCGTAATATTGCCGCCATGCGTTCTCCTTTCATTCCGTCCACGCATAAGTTGATTCTGTGTGCTGATAAATCGTGCCGCCGGTGAGCGTTCTGCCGTTCGACGTAAGTGACAAAGCCGCTCCGGCTGTCCCGTTTTCAATGTTCGCGTCGAAGGTTACGGTGGTGCTGCTTGAAGAGTAATTTGTCCCCCGGACTTTTATCTGCCCCCGGAGATTCACGCTCACAGCCCCAATAATCAGATTTCTTGCATTTGTATAAAGACTCGTCTTTCCGAGAGTCTTTGATACGTATGCCGAACCGTTAACCGAGCAGTAAACAGTCGATGACTTGTTTGAGTGACCATATATGTCAAGCGTATACCATACCCCGGCAGATATAGTCCAGTTCGTCCATTCAGCCGACGCTGCAGTACCGCTGTATTTGTTCTGCGCGCACACATGACCCGAGGTGTTTATATATACCTGCCATCCCGCATTGGTCACCATGTTGTACGCAAGCACACGGTTTTCAATCAGGGAATCTATCTTAAAGGTGAGTGTTACACCCCACACCGCCGAATCTTCGCAATAATCGTTGAATGATTTCCCGTCCGTGCAGGTAAGCTGCCCGGAAACATATTTGTAGTCGTTGACCGTCTGAGTAGTCAGCCGTCTTGATATGACCGTTGCGTTTCCGCTTTCGTCAACAGATACGACTTTTTGTATGTTCCTTGTCGCCGTACCGTCATATGCTTTCACGTCGAGACACCCGGAATCGGTTGAGCCTGCTGCCGCCTGTCCTTTCACTGCGCCGCCGACCGACACGTAAATATTAGCCAGCTTCATGTCAGTACACCAGATAAACCGTGTTCGCAGTAAGCACAGACGGAAGCTCGTCTACAATTTCTATCGACTTCTGCCCGTCCCACTTGGATATCTTCGCCGCCGTAATCGTGTCAAGCGCCGCCTTGTTGTCGTGCGCGTGCTTCTTTGTAACAGCATCGGAGAGATTGACATTCGTCTGATTGTAGGTATCAAGCAGCTGCTTGTTGTCATGGGAGTGCTTCTTCGTCACAGCGTCAGACAGGTTGGCATTCGTCTGATTGTAGCTGTCAAGCAAAGCCTTGTTGCCGTGAGAATGCTTGCTCGACACCGCGCTTGCAAGATTCGCCTCGGTCTGCGCGTAGCTGTCAAGCAAAGCCTTGTTTGAGTGCGTATGCCGCGCCGCCGTGTTGGCATTTATGGCATCGGTCGGTATCGAGCCGTCCACATATGCCTTTATTGTCTTGTTCATGACCGGGTTCTCGGAGGTGTCGGACATCTCCGTGTCAACGGTAGTTGAGCCTCCCCCGCCTCCCGGAGCGGTATACAGCTTTCCGTCAGTGTCAACCCCGACGCTCTGTGTCATGGACGCGGTCTTCGCAACGGGATTGTAAAGCGGCGCGTTCCCGTCAATGTCTATCTGGACGTTGTACCCCTCCGGCATATCCCCGGAGCCGACATAGACTCCCGAAACACCCTGCGCTCCGGCAGCTCCTGTTGCCCCGGTGTCGCCTTTCTCGCCCTTGTCGCCCTTCTCGCCTGTGTCTCCCTTGTCGCCCTTTATCTTTCCGGCGGCAATGTCCGACTTTATTTCAGCCATGTCGGAGGCGGCAGCGGCGGCAGAGTCAGCGGCTGATTTCGCATAATCCTTTATCTGCTCGGTCTCGGTCGGTGTCGGTGTCTGCGACGGAAGCCCGGAGCCTTTCACCGTCTCGGCGACATACATCCTGCCCGGAAACGAACGGATGACCCTGCCGGATACCGAACCCTCGACAGCGAACCGTATGACCCCGGTCTTTGCCGTAGCCTCATGCGGTATGTCGATCTCCTCCGACGTGAGCAGAACCGAAACCGGCTTTCCCATCACCGGATAGAACGTCACGGTCTTGGTCAGCCCCGTCCATTCCTCCCCGAATATAAAGCGCATACGCTCCACCCCGTAAGACCCGCTCGTCCCCGCACGGATCTCCTTCGGCTCAAGATCGTATACGCCCACGTTTATTTCATGTACCATGTTATCTCCTTATGTCACCCACGGAGGGCTTCCCGATGTTATCCCGGTCGTGTATATCGCGCCGTCGGTTATCCATATTCCGGTGTTCCCGACGCGGAGAACAAGTGCAGTCGTACTACTGTTGTACTTCTCTATGCCGATAAAGGCATCGGACGAACCGAGATTTGTGGTGTAGGATATTTCCTGACTTGCCTCTCCCGCAAGCGTCGTCAGAGCCATCTCCTGACTGTTTACGACAAGAGAACCGGAGCGCGGGTCTGTTATGTTCCCGCCGGTGTCGTTCGCTCTTATCTCAATTCCCTTGGAGTAACCCACCCCGTCAGGAGTTTCCGAGACGTATATCTTAACGTCAGAGGATTTGCCCGACGTGCTGTCGAACTGATAGGTTGACCCTATCTGAATCCCCGCACCCTCGGTAATATCGCTCCCCAGAATACAGCCCTTCTTGATGACCGCCGCATTCATCGTTGCTTTGCCTGTCCGGTCTACGTTGAAATTTGTCGATGCTATCCTGATATTATCCGATGTCATGTTTATCGTCTTCCCCGCAAGGCTTATGTGGTCTGCCCCGACCGTGTACGTCCCGGCATTGAAATCAACCTTGTCTGCCCGGAGCGTTGCCGAGGACTGCCCGTTTATCGACTGCAGAATAAGCGATGCGTCTGCCTTGTAGCCGCCTGCACCGTCAGAGGAAACAACAGCTGCAATTGCCTGTCCGTTCTTCGTGTTCGTCTCAATGACGTTCGACAGCTTCGGGATGTTGTCCTCGTCGAGGTTGTTTATCTGATCCTCATATGCCCGACGGAACTTTATCTGCTCGTCATTTTGCTTCTTTACCGTCTTTGTCAGCTCGTCGAGCTTCTTTTTTATCATCTCAAACAATCTCTCTCACCTCCGTATGCAATCTCGGTCTGTAAATACTCAATGCGGCAGTGTCCCGTACCGGAGACAGTCAGCTTATGCCCGAAATCGCACGTCTGCCGTATCAGCGTCGAAAGCACCACGACCCCGACCTTTGCCCCGGAATCGGAAAGAATCCGGTCTCCGTACTTCAGCTTCACGTTGCCGCCCGTCGGTATAACGCACCGGATGCGCGCCTTCTTCAGTCTCTTCTCCTGAAGCTCTCCGCCGAGCGTGAGATCCGTCGTGAACTCAAAAGCCCCGTACTCGCCGGAGGGTATCGATTTTATCTTTCCCGTGTCGGTGAGCGCGTAAAGAGAGTCATCGTTGTACGTCATCCCGATTATCTTTTCGTTGCATTCTATTCCGCCGAAGCATCCCGTCGCCGGACAGTAGGTGAATATGAAATTCTCCGCCGGAACATAGGCATAAAGCACGTTGTCCCATGTGCCGAGGATCGAACCCTCAAAGGACGATATCTTCAGCTTGTCGGAGATCCTTTCCGGATATCCCCCGGTAAATGCGTATATCCCGTCGTCGGAAACATAAAACAGTATCTGCGAACACTCGCATATGGCAAGGTTCGATATCGCGCCCTTTGCCGATATGTCGTTCAGCCGGAAGGGATATTTCGTGTTCGCCGTCTGGTGGATGAAATCCCGCTTGAAGCCGAGAACATGGTTGTCGTAGGTAACTATCCCGGTAAACTCCCCGTCAGCTTTTATGTTCGCCTGCGTCGCGGAATTCCACGGCATGGATGCGGAATCTTCGTCAGCCGTCGCCGGGAGCCAGCTTGCATAATCGTTGAATGCCGAGGCGTATATTTTACCGTCCTTTACGCCCCACAAACGCCCCTGATAAACCGTTATCCAACGGAGCGCCGGAGCGTCGTTCGTCAGATACGAAACCGTAAAATCCGCGTTCTGCTCATAATCGAACGAGTACCTGTCGGGATAGATGAGTATCTTTCTCACATACACCGACCCGGCAACGCCGGAGTCTCCGGAGGAATATAAATTGAATCTCGCAAGGGAGCGCGGATATTCGTCAGCCTCCGTCGCCCCCGTTGCCTTTATTGTCGAATGATATACGGCAGAGCCTTTGCGGTAATCGAGCTTTATCGCCCCTCCGTCCCGGTAAATCACGATAAGCACATCCCCGAATCCGTGTATGGATATGGGATGCGCGTACCCTGTAATAACGTCCTTCGGTATCTGCTCCGCCTCAAGCGCGGGAATGTCCTTCACGGAAATGTTTTTGCACGAAGTAAGCTCCCCGCTGTCGTAGTCGTCTCTCCGGTTAAGCCCCGCCCATGAGGTCTTTACCGTTCTCCTGTTCTGCTCCGCCGAGGGTATCGCCGACTCAAGATACATCACTCGCCGTACCTTTCCTGCCGCTTTCTCGCCCACTCGGTGAACGACGAAAGCTGCGCATTGTAATCCTCAAGCCACTTTGCCGCCTGCCCGTCGTCGTTGGCAATCTTGTAAGCCTCGCCGCGCAGTTTCGACATGACAAGCTCAAGCCACTCATAAGGCAGCATCACAACACCCGTGACCGCCGTCTTTATCGCCGGACGTATCCTGCGGATAACGGTGACGGTGTCAGGCTCAACTATGGGCGAAACCTTAACGCTGTCCCCGTCCTGCCAGTAAATCCCCTTGTCCCCGTCGAAAATGACCGAGGATATCACCCCCGCCCGGACATACTCCCTGCCGTCGCCGTATACCTTCATGATATCGTCGTACCGGCAGAAATCCTCTCCGGTTCCGGAGGTTATCGAGGACAGAGCAAATCCCCCGCCGGCAAGCGTCACGTTCTGCCTGCCGTAAAAGCCGAGGATGTCGGTATATATAAGCTGTTCCAGCGCGTTTACCCACCTGATATAGGCGGAATCGGGTATGCTCCCGGCAATATCCACCTCGCCCGAAAGCTCGGTGATGATGTCGGAAAGCGTAACTCCGGAAGAATACATAAACTCACCTCACAACCATGACGGAACACCGTATCTCCGTCTCTTTCTCTTTTCAGCCCACACGGTGCGGTAGGCATAATCGCATCCGCTCTCGAATGCGCTCTTTCTCTCGCTGTCGCCGTTCTTCAGGTAGACAATGCTGTCCTTCAGAACCGGCATGAACTCGTCGTATACGGCAACCTCGTCGTCATATGCCGTCACGACCGAACGCTCCCCGCCTTTGAAAACAGCGGCGACTCCGTAACGCGCGACAAGAATGTCAAGCGTCTCGTTAGCCGCCGCTATGAATTCAGCCTGAGAGAGAGGAGCAATGTTGTTGCATCTGTCATACAGCTCCTTGAAAAGCACTGTAAAGCTCCTTTCCGGGAGGGAAACGGAGAACCGAATCCCTCCCCATCAGGTTATTTCTCAGTTTGCGTTGCAGTTGGTGAACTTCACGCAGCCGCCCGGATTCTTGCAGATGAAGTCTCCGTAGAGCGTGAGAAGTCCTCTGTAGTACGAGTAGTTCGGAACAAGGATGAAGTCCGTGCCGCCCTGATCTGCAAAGCCGAGGGTGGTGTGGTGCAGCTCCCAGTCGGAGGTCGCAACGCCCCATGCCTCGTTTGTCGGAACGAATCTCTCGTTGACGACAACGACCTCGCGGTTTCCGACGACAACGGTGTAGCCGACAGCACCGCCCTTGAACTTCATGGTCTTGTCGACGTAAACGGTGTTGTTGGTGCGCATATACTTCTGATATGCCGTGAATGCCGCATCACCCATGAGGATCATGTCGATCTGCGCGTTCTTGAAGTCCTGCGCACGCTTGACTCCGTCATAGAGGACGATGTCGCCGAGAGCGTTCTTTGCGTCAACGACAGTGGGTTTTACCCAGATGTTGTCAGCCTTGGTTACGCCGTAGATGGAGGCAACGCCGTCATCCATGACCGCACCGAGACCGGTGAACTCTCTCTTGTATGACTTCTGAAGAGTCACAAAGCCGAAGGTGCCGACAGCCGTTGCATCGGCAGAGGTAAGCGCCGTCTTCGCGGTGACAGCCTTGTCAAGCGTGACCGCATATCCCTTGGAGGTGGTATTGTACTCACGGTTGACCGCGAGAACCCTTGCCCCGGCGGTTGCCGGAGCGGTGCCGGAAGCGGTTGCCGAGGTGTTTGCATATGCGTCGATGATCATGCCCTCGCGGACGGTGACGCAGTCGGAGACGTAAATGGTGGTCGCGCCGTCTGCCGCCGCCATGATCGACGCAAGGATACCGGAGCCGTTGCCGAAAAGCACACGACCGAGGTTGAACTCCGCCGCAGTGTATGCGCTCTTGATCTCATGGTCAAGTGCGTTCATCATCGCACCCTGATTGTTGGACGCGAGCTTGACTGCCTTGTCGGAGATCTCGATGTTGCAGTAGAGGTCGTGTGCCTGAGTCTTGAAGCCCTTGTAGAGCTGAGGACCGGAATCGGGAGTAGCCGCAGATTCCGGACCGCCGAAGCCTACGCCGCCGTTGAAGCCGACGGGAGCCGAAGCGACGATGTCGTTTGACATGAGCGGAACCTTCTTGATCTTCTCAAGGAAGGGAGAAGCCTCCGTAGTGAGCTGGTTTTCAAACGCGGGAAGATACGCGTTTTTGATTATGTCCGCAATAGCGGTAATGGTCTGAACTGCCATGGTTGATTAAAATCCTTTCTTGTGTTTGTAATAAAATCAATCAGTGTGTAATATCAAAATTTCCGGAGACCGAGCATCTTGTATGCCCTCTCCGTTGCCTCCTCAAGAGACTGGGGAGGTTCAGGCTTCACCGCCGGAGCCGTTGCCGACCCCTGAGAAGCCGTCACGGGAGGAACGGCGGCGTTCTTTTCTGCCACCTGCTTCACTCTCATCTCTTCAAGCGCACGGAGCGCGTCGGGGTTGTTCTTCACCCTCTCGACAAGCATCTCCGTCGTTTCCGTCTCCGGCTTCTGACTCATGGCATTTATTCCCCGGTTTATCATGTACGAAAGAGCGTACTTCATCTCCGGGTCAATGCCGTCAAAGCCGGGTGTGTTTGCCGCAATGCGGTCAATAGCGTCGCCGTAATCGTCAAAATCCTCGAACCCCTTCGACGATCTGATGCGGTTGCGCGCCGTCATATCCGCCGCCTCTGCGGTCTGCCTCTTGTAGTTGTCCACAATCGGCTGCATTTCCTTCATGACCTCGCCGAGGACGGTTTTGCGTGCATAGTCCGCCATCGCGGAGCTGTACTTCGCCGTCGCCGCCCTGCGCTCGTCATCCGACAGATACTGAACGTTCTCCACATCAAACACCGGAGGCTCGATCACTTCTTCAACGATTGTGTTCTCTGCCGCCTGTGACTGCTGTGAAAGCGCGTTCTGGAACTGCGGTATGACTCCCTTGAGCTGCGCGACAATGTCCTTCAGCTGCTCGTTTTCCTGCCTCATGCGCTCATAGTCGCTGCCTATGCGGTTAAGAAGCTCAGCTCCCGGATTCGCCTCTGCCTGAGGTGCCGGTGCCGCCGGTTCTGCCGCCGGTTCTGCCGGAGCGGCTGCCGGTTCCGTCGGAGCCTGTACAGGTTCTGCCGTCGGTTCGGTCTGTGCCGCCTCTGTCGGAGCCGTATCCGGTGCAGGCTCGGAGGGCGTCCCCTCCTGACTCTGCTGTGCAAGAAGCTCGGTCAAAACATCATCAAGTCTCTCTGCCATAAAATTATATCTGTAAGCCGCCATCGCGGCAATTACATTCTCCTTTCAGTGTTGTTGTTGCTCTGCATTGCCATAGCCCGTGCCATGGCTTCCTGCTGTTTCTCTGCTATCGCCGCGCGATGCTCGTCTATGTGCTGATCGAAATACTTACAGTACTCCGGATTCTTCTGCCGCAGCATACGGAACCTGTACTGCAAAGCATACTTCAGATGCTCGTTCAGATGCACCGCGTCGTCGTCGTAAATGTATCTCTCCGGGATAACCCCGCTCTCAAAGAAGGAATTTTCCCGCTGTGCGTTCTGTATCTGCTCCCGGTTCTGCGTCATGATCTGCGAGTAGCCGTTTATCCTCATCTGCTCTATCAGCTTTTCGCGTATCTCGACCGGAACCGTGCCGTTCTCGTCGGAGAAAAGCCCCATCTGCATGGCGGTGATGAAGTTCTGCTTCTGCGTCTCCTCGGAGGTGATAAGCTCGTTTTCGGTGTCGAACACAACGTCGTAAGAGTTTATGTCGTCCGCCATCCAAGTAAGCACCCCGCCGACGGCATTTACCCCGACAGCGTTGCATACCCTCACACCCGCCGCGTAACGCTTGTATATGTGAAGCCACTTCACCGCCAGTTCCTTCACTGCGCTCCGCATATTTTCGGAGGTGAGCGAAAGCCGCGTGTTGTCTATCTGCCGGAGTGACTCTATCGCCGTGCCGGACGTAACACCGGACGGTGCCGAGCCGTATACCATCAGCTGGGATATCCCCGCCGCGTACTCCATGTCCTGAGCCAACTGATTCATTTCGTTGACGATCTCGGTCGGGATGCCGTAATGCCGCAATCTCGACGGTGTACCGAACTCGTTTTTGTAGTTGATGATCTGGTTCGGCGCAATGCCGCGCATGATCATCTCGTCAAGCTCCTCCGACTCGACAGCCCCGTCCGGAATGAGTATCGGCTCCCCGACTATGCTCTTGATATAGTCGTGCAGCTGATTTTTGCACCCGTTGTAGGCTCTCTGAAGCGGTATAAGCTCCTGTATGAACGATTTTCCGAAGAACTGACCGGCAACCGCCTTGCACTTTACCGCGACAATAGGCACCCTCTCATAGGGCAGAACGCCGTAATAGTACAGCTTCTCGCCTATGATGATTGCCATCCTGCCGTCAGCGAACTTCTTTGTCGGCGGCTCATAGAAGGTGATAACGTGTTCGCACCCGTCGACCCTCTCGGTCTTTGTCGCCATGACCGTGGAGGAGAATGTGTCAAGCCCGTAGCCTCCCGCGCCGGATATAGGTGTCACCACATACCGGTCGCAGGCTCTCCCCTCGACCCTCAGTCCGTAAAGGTCGTATATCGCCCCGGCATCAAGCACCTGATCGGTGATGAGGTTTCTCTGCTCGTCGACCGTCTCCTTGTACACCGACTCCGGGAACACCTCATATGGAGAGAGTATCCCGCACACAAGGTCGCCCTCGCATATGTCACGTGTGCCGCCGGTCTCCTCCTGCACCGTCCCGATGAGCCGCCCGGCATGAGCGTCCCACCACGACAGCACAAAAGCCGTCCCGGTAAGCTCCGACCACCCGTAAATGCGGTCTTTCAGGCTGTCCCAGTTTACGTTGCGCTGAGTGTACCGTAAAAGCCCCGTCGATATGTCCGCCTTTGCAAGATCGTCAAGGTCTCCCGTCGCAGGCTTCACCGTCATGAGATACCGCACGTTCCGGAGGTTTGCCATCCGCGTGTCGTAAAGCGGCGCGATTCTGTTGTATACTCCCCTCTCAAGGAAGTCATACTCCGGCTCTATCTCCTCGATCTCATGCGACCGGGGATTTATCTCGCAGTACTGGTGACCCGCGAGAAAATTTGCGTTGAGAAGCCATTGCAGCTCAAACGCCTGCCTGTCGTTTCTCCTCCGCTCAAGCTCGGATTTTACCCAAGCCACAAACTCGTCCGCCGTCTGCTCGTCCGGCACACCGGAGGTGTCGATAACGTCAACGACATTTTCGCCGTTCTGTATGTCCTCCGCCTTCCGTGCCGTGAAAAGACTGCGAATCCCGTCAAAAAAGCTCATTTCACATCAGTCTCCTTCCCGTCCCAGCGGTCTTTTATCGCCTTCCTCGGTCGTTCAGGCGCACGGTAAGGCTCTTTCTTCAGCCGCGCATACTCCTCAGCCGACCGGCAGGAAAGCCTCTCGGTCAGCTCGTCAATGCGCTTCTGCTTCTCTCTTAAGCATCCTGTCCAGAGTATGATAAGCACCGCCTGAAGCACAAGGTTGATAACCGAAAGCATCACTCCGAGCATCACGCGCCGCCCTTCTTTGCCGCCGGCTTCTTCTCCGGCTTCTTCTCTTCGTCGGCTTTCTCCGGCGCAAAGGCTTTTTTGTACTCCTCCGGATACATCACCCCGAAAAGCTCCTTCGCACACTCCCGGCAGATGATGACCGTCGGACGGTACTCGGGGTTTCTCGTTACGATAAAGCTCGCCACTCTCTCGCACCCCGGCACAAAGCACATCCTGTCTATCTTTTGTATTTCTATAGGTCTCGGCATATATTTTCCCCCATATGTCAGAATCTGCGGCTCCGCCCCTTCCGGCTTGCCGCGCAAATAGCTTTTTTCTTTATCTCCTGAAGCCTCTCCCCGTCGGTCAGCTCCCTCTCCGGTGCTTTTGCAGGAACCGCCCTGCTCACACAGTAGTACCGGAGCGCGTCGCAAATGTGCGTGATTTCGTGCGGATCGGTCGCTGCGTCTCCCGGTCGGCTCTCAGAAAACTCAAGAAGCTGGAGGTTCTTTATCAGCACCCTGCACCCCTCGAAAACCCGCAGACGTGAGGTTTCCTCCCCGTCCATGCCGACGATCGGCTTTATATGCTCCTTGACGCACAGCCAACCGCTTATCCGCTCCGCGTTGCACTTCGTGAACCTCACACCGCTCTCGGCGAAAAGCTCCGCGACGTTCTTTCCGGTGTCCTTTGTCCGCGACCACAGGTCAGGCGGCGCAAACGTCGCCTCAATCTTCTCGTCTCCGGTCATCTCCACGATCTTCTTTGCGGCGTCCCCGGCGATAAGGTTCGGCTCATGCAGCTCCCGGTATACGTACTCCTGCCCGGTCTCGTCAACGGCGATCCATAAAACCGCGCACATATCAAGCCCGTAGTCAATCGCCCGGTACCGTCTCCAGTGCGGCTGTATCTCGATATAAGGCACGACGTGAATCTTCGGTCGGAACTCGGAGAAAAACCTCCCCTCATAAGAGTACCAGTCTCCATACCTCCAAGCCGCCCTCTGCGCCGGAGGGAGCGACTCCAGCTTCTTTATATAATCGGGGTCAGCCTCCATCAGCGCCTGATTGTCCGTCACAAGGCTCTGTATAAAAACATAGTCGTCCGGGTTTTCCTCCGGATTGAAATCCCGCTCGATGAAAAGCCGCCTTATCCACTGCATCCCGACACCGCCGGGGTTGCAGGTGATGTATATCCGGTGCGGGAACGAATTTACGCCTCGGTTCGTCGCTTTTATGGCGTTGAACCACTCCTCTTTGAGCTGCTGTGCCTCATCAAGATAAACAATGTCCCATTCTTGTCCGTTATACTGTAAAGTATCCCCGTCGTTGGAACAATAGGAAAACTTTATCCTGCTTCCGTTTGGAAAGCAAAGGGACTTGTCCTTGTCCTTGTATACGGCATAACCGACGGTCTCAAGCCGCAGGGGATTTATGTGGTTCTCCGTCAGCTCCACATAAGAGCGCCGGATTATCATCTGCTTTATCCCCGGATAGGATAAAGCCATAAGCAGCGCCTTGAACCGCACCGCCCATGACTTGCCGCCGGATCTCGCACCGCCAAAGCACACATATCTCTGAGTCGCCTCAAGAAACTCGATCTGCTTCGGCTGAGGACTGCCCAGCGTTATCTTTATTTCGCCCATTCCTTCATGACGTCCGGCATCTCGATGATCACCTTCTGCTCCGTCTCAATCGGAGCATTGAAACCGCACATCGTAGCCGCCTGCTGTATAGCCTTGAGCGCAACGGTCGCGGAAGGAGGATCATATCCGCGTATGATCTTCCCGTTCTCATCCCTGCAGGCTTCTCCGTCCCTGCCTCGCATGACAGGCTGAGCCGCCTCAAGCGCGTCGTCAGCTATCTTCTTCAGCTTCTTCAGCGTCTCGTCCCTCGTCCAGATCGAAAGGGAGGCGTTCTGCTCCCGCAGCTCTTTTATAAAATCCTGTATGTGCGGCATAGCGAAAAGGTGCGATGCCTTTGCCTGTGCTGTCGCTCTCTTTCCTTCAAGCCTGTATCCGGCTTTTATGTAGCTGTCGAACAGCGTCTCTCCGCTCGCGACGTTGTAGCAAAAATTTCTCTGCTTCTCCGTCAGATCGCGTGCGTTTCCGGACTTGTCCGTGTATCTCTTAGCCATATGTACCTCCTTCCGGTAAAAATTCAAAAGCCCCGCCGTCCCAACCGCCGCCCATTGTGTGCGGCACGAAAAAAAGGATATCTCCGGAGATATCCATGATATTATTGTATCAGATAAAAAGGGACAAAAGGGACAAATTTCGCTCCCCGAAAAAATTTTTTCGGATTTTTAAAAATTTTTTTCAAAAACCCCTTGACAAATGCACTCAAACGGTCGCCGAGGCTCTGAAGTCTCTCCGCAAAAGAACCAGGCTTTCGCAAACAGCTTTCGGCGACATCTGCGGCGGCATCCCCCTCCGCACGATCCAGAACTGGGAGAGCGGCGTCAGAGAATGCCCCGATTACGTCCTCTTCCTCATAAAATCCCACCTGAAGAGCAAAAATCTCATCTGACACAATCCCGACACACCCGCGGCACATAAGTGATACGCGGGTGTTCTTTTTTTGTGCTAAACTTTAATCAGCAAAAGAAAGGAGCATCCGATATGTACGCTTATAACCCCTATAGCCAGCAGCAGGCTATGGCATACTCGCAGGATATGTATAACTCCCGCCAGTACCAGCAGCCCCGTCCTCAGTACCCGCAGGTCATCCCGGTGCAGGACGAGCTTACCGCGAGATCGGCTCAGATACCTATGGACGGTACCGACACCTACTTCTTCAACTCCCAAGCCGGAGAGATATACGCAAAGCGCCTCTCAATGGTCGACGGCTCGATCTGCTTCGATGTGTATAAAAAGCGCCTGCCGGAATACCCGGAAAAGGAGCGCTATGCCACCGTCGCCCAGCTCGACGAGATCTCCGCAAGACTGAAGAAACTCGAAGGAGGCGATGAGCAGTGAACCCCGTCCAGATGATGATGCAGATGCTCACCTCCGGCGGAAATCCCGAGGCAATCATGCGGCAGATCGTGTCGCAGAATCCCGTCCTTTCCCCGGCACTGCAGCTCTGTCAGGGCAAAAACCCGGCACAGCTTGAGAGTATATTTTACAACCTTTGCAAAAGCAAAGGCATAGACCCGCAGAGCATCGCCGCTCAGTACGGCATATCTCTGCCCCAAAAATGACTATATCCGGCGCGCAGGATATAAATATATCATCCGAAAGGAACAAAAACATGGAAAACGAGTACACATCCGGCTTTATCGCCGGGCAGAACACCAACCGCGGATACGGTTATAACGACGGTATGTGCGGCATGGGAGGAGGATGGTTTATCTGGATAATCCTCATATTTGCCATCTTCGGCGGCAACTGGTTCGGCGGCAGCCGGAACGCGGTCGACGAAAATGCCCTCTCAGCCACCATGCAGAGAGGATTTGACAACCGCACCGTCGTAAGCAAGCTCGACGGCATCACAAACGGTCTCTGCGACGGCTTCTATGCCCAGAACAGCACCATGCTTAACGGCTTCAACGGCATCGGCATGGCAGTCAGGGACGCGCAGTATGCCGCGAAGGACTGCTGCTGCGAGACCAACCGCAACATCGATGCCGTCCGCTACGACGCGCAGAAGAACACCTGTGACATCACAAGCGCCATCCACGCGGAAGGCGAGGCGACCCGCGCCCTGATTCAGGCGAACACCGTTCAGGAACTCCGCGACCGCCTTGAGGCAAAGGACAGGGAGCTTCTCACGGCTAACTTCAGCCTCAGTCAGCAGGCTCAGACCTACTCCCTCGTCAACGAGATACGCCCGGTCTCCAAGCCTGCGTATATCACCTGTTCCCCCTACGCCGCAAACGGAACCGGCTCCTGCCTCGGCTGCGGCTGTTAACCGGACCGGAGCCGCATAAAGCCATAAGCCGATAAGCGGCTCCATAAAACAAAAGCCCGGAGGGGAAGCTCTCCGGGTTCTCGCCTGAAAAAGGCTGAAAGGAAAATTTTATGTGCTGCAATACCTGTAAGCTCTGCCCGAGGCTCGTCCTTTCGCAGGCAGTAACCTTCGCAAACAACACCCTGACGATAAACCTCCCCGCCGGTACCTATACCAACAGAGAGAAATACTGTATCGTCATCGCGCAGACCATCCCCGCGACCGCCACAATAAGCGCCCCTGTGGTGATAACCATAGGCACGGGAACGGCAACCTACCCGCTCCTCACCGCAGGCTGCGCTCCGGCTACCGCCGCAGACGTGAGAACAAGAACCAAGTACCCCACAAGGCTCGTCACCTCCGCCTCCGGCGCGTCGTTCAGAATGCTCGGCTGTACCTCCCGCGCCTGCGCAACCCCGACGCTCTCAACAATAGACGGCGGAGCAGCCGCAAACGCGACCCTCCCGACTGGTGACTGACCATGCCGGCGGACGATATCCTCGCCGGACTTAAAGCCCGGTCGCTTGAGGGAGTGATGTTTCACGGCAGGATGCGCGAGTACTTCCTGTATCTCGGTCTCCGAGGCTACGCAGCCATGCACAGCTTCCATGAGACCGAAGAAAGACTCGGTGCCGAAAAACTGACGGACTACTTCATGGCGCAGAACGGCATCCTTATCCCGGAGAAATCCGCCGCCGCTCCCGACGTCATCCCGGCACAGTGGTACCGCATGAGACGTCAGGACACCGATGCCCAATGGCGGCGCAGAGCCGTCCGGGACGGTATGACCGCATGGCGCGACTGGGAGAAGTCAACCGCCGTGAGCCTGAAAGACATGATCTTCCGGCTCTCCTCGGAAAACGAGTACGGCTGCTGCCGCCTCGCGGAGCAGAAGCTCTCCGACGTCGAGTCAGAGATCTCCGGAGCCGAGGACATGATCTTCGACCTTGAGTCGATAGAATATGACCTCCCGACCATAATCGGCAGACAGCCCGACATCGCAAAGAAGTACCTCACGAAGATAACCTTACTCATGACCCCGGCGTGCGCGCTCGGCATCTGAGCGCGTGACAGATTCGTGACAGATTTGAGTCTGAAATCCGATTCTGTCGTCTCATTTGCGAGACCACAGAATCAAACTCAAAACTCCCACAAACCCCGATAATACAAGGAAAAACCCGCATATCCAGCAGATACGCGGGTTTATTCAATTGGTGCGGGAAACGGGACTTGAACCCGTACAAAAAGTCCAAAAACCCCCGTAATCATTGGCTTTTTCAAATGTCATGACAGATTTCATGACAGATTTTCTGAAAAACGCTTGAAAACGTCCCTGTAATAGTCCTCGAGCTTATCAAAGAAAATGTCCTTCTTATCCCTCATGATATGCCCATAAACCTGTTGTACCATGTTCTCTGTCTCATGTCCGAGCATATCCGCGATGTATTTTACCGGTATTCCAAGCATTATCATGACCGATGCGGCATAATGACGCAGCTCGTGGAAGGTGTAGTGTGCGCCGGGACACACTTCCCGCAAAACCTTCTGATACCTGTCATATATAACAAGCGGCTTCAGACCGGTAATGTACTCAGCTTCCGGGTCACACTGCCTCTTCATGGCTGACTTAAGTACGGAGATCATTCTGACCGTCCGGTTCCCTGCTTTGGTCTTCGTCGCTTTTTCAATAAGCTGATTGTCTTCGTCCATGACCTTTGCGCGGCGAACCGAAATGATCCCGGACTTAAAATCGACATCCGACCATTTCAAGCCGCAGATTTCACTCATGCGCATTCCCGCCAGCGCGCCCAGAAGCACCGGCAGTTCTATTTCGGTGTCCCTGACTGCGGAAATCAGCTTTACAACATCTTCTTCGGTCGGTATGGTGATATCCGGCTTTTTTCTTTGCGGCAAAGTCGTATACAGCACGAAATCCGGTCTGAACATCTTCAGCGACGCAGAAAGAAGCCCGTGGGCGTTTCTGACGGTCTTCGGTGAATGTTCTGCCGCCTCAAGGTTTACAGCCCTTTGCACATCCTCCTGCGTCAAATCGAAAATGCGAATGTCCCGTAAGCCTTGCAGATAATTTTTCTGATACCCTTTGTATTCCCTGTATGTCTTCGGCGACAGTACGTTCTTCTTTGCTTCCGCATAACGCGTTATTGCTTCGTCAACCGTGATGTTATCCGCGCGGTTGCCTTTTTTGTTTGCATCAAACTGCGCCGCCTCAAGCTGCACGGCTTTTTTGTTTTTCCCGGTAAAGCTCCGGTAATGTGCTTTTCCGTCCGGATCAGTATAATCCAGCACCCGCGCCCTGTACGACCCGGACGGCAGCCTGTCTACCTTAACCACAGCATTATCCTCTGATATGCAGACACCACATACCGTATGTATCCCATGTTCCCGTGATGGCTGTCGTATATCACAAGTACCGCCGCGCCGACAACGAAAAGCGTCAGAACGCCGAAAAGAACCGCAATCTTGCGGTTTTTGTCTTTTATGACCTTCGTGTATATGCCGATTATCTTGTCCTCAAACACCGTGTCGCGCTTTCCTGTCGGCTCCGCCTTTGAGATCCCGGCATACTCGTCCACCGACCCGCCGAGAGCCTTTATCACTTCCACAACCGCCTGAAATGCCGGATTTTCCGTGCTTCCCGACATGATCCTCTGCACCGTCCCGGCAGGAACCCCGCTTATGTCGGCTATCTGCGCCAGCGTGAGATTTCTTTCGTCCTTGAGTCTGTTCAGATACTCCGAAAGTGTCATTTTCTGTTTTCCCCTCCCGTTATTTTTGCTTTTTTATGCTGAAAATTCGTTTTTGAAGGCGAATCTTTCATTTGTGAACTGAATGCCCATTTTTGCCTATTGATTATTCACCCCGTCAGTGATACAGTTAAATCATACCAATTGCGGAGGTGTATTATGAACTCAACCGGCGACCGTCTGAAAAACTATTTTGAAAAAGCTCCAAAGCGAGAAAAGCTCTTCGCCCTGAAGCTCCTTCGGAAATTCATTTTACAAAAGTCATCAAAAGGGAAAGATATTCTTCCTTCTCCCTCTCGCTCAGACCGTCCACAAGCTCCGTAAACTCGTCGGTAAGCCTCTTTTCTTCGTCCCCGCATTCTTCTGCCGAAACATCGTTCCCGTCGATTTTCAGCGCGCGCACTGCGGCAAGAAGCGCGTCCTCCGGGAAGTCTCCCGAAAGAATAACGTCCGCCAGCTTTCTTTTGTCTATCATGCAAAAAAAATCTCCCCGATTTTTCGTCGTTTTAACCAATTGACTTTTCCGGCAATCCGGAATATAATATACTTACCCGAACACCCGTTCGATTTACCGATACCCCAAGACCAAACAAAGAAAGGCAGTACATATCATGACAGCATCCGAACGCGAAGCCCTCAACCTCCGAATTGCAAAGATGATCAGCTCCCTGACGGACGAACAGTACGAAGAATTTCTTTTCCGCCTCGTTTCCGAGGTTAACATGAACCCGGAAATCAAGTATAATAATTCAGAAGCCCCGCATATGCGGAGCTGAGAGCATTTTCTTTCGGTCGCCCTACTCCGGTTTGAGGTGACTGCACAACCCCTACTGAAAGCTCCGCCAGCAACGCCCCGGTGCGCTCTGTACTTCGTCGCTTGAGTACAGTATACACCTGATTTTGCGATTTGTCAATATTTTTTTACAATAAGGAGAAACCAAAAATGATCGTCGTACTTCTAACCTTTGCCGCCGTCATAATTATTATGGCATATATGTTTTACAGATTTGCCGACACGGACATCACAGACAAAAGGCACATTGTAACCGTCAGCTTTACCTATGATGTACCGACAGCCGACGGAGCGGGTTTTCAGAACGTAATTGCATCGGCAAGCATTGAGCTTCCGATAGAATCGCCGCTTCACCCGTTATGCAACACAATAGCAACGGAATCAAAAAGACTGTCCTTTACCGCAAGCGCAAAAGAACGGCAGAAAATCCGTGAATTTATTCTGGAAGCCGCCTCAATTGCCGCCCCAATGTGGCAGGAACAGCACGACGCGCTCCAAAAAGAGCTTGTCAAGACACTTTTCAAGAACAGTTAACCCTATTCCGCCCCTCCGCAAGGAAGGGCGGTTTTGTTATCCCACGCTGCTTATAAGCTCATTCAGATAACTTTTCTGATCTTCATATGTTGCCTCGTCAATATCTCCGCCCTTAACTGCTTCCCGCATGGATTTATCATAAAGCAACAAGAGATTTGGCGCTTCCGACATCGGATTGAGCTGTCCGCGGTAAATGTGAAACCTTCCGCTGCTCAGTTGGTCGAAACATATATTTACAATCATAATCCGAGCTTTCTTTTCCATTTCACGCGGAGCGTTCGGAATCAAAGACTCGTCAGCCTTTCTTAAATACGGGCTGATTATTCCCATTATTACCGGTTTTGCTGAAAGCTCGTTTTTGTTTTCTTCGTTATCGATGATATCAATGCAAATTTGCTCAAGTCGTTCTGCTTTGCTTCTGCCGCCGACTTCGCTCTCATTTTCATACTTACAGCAAGCTACAGCCGCAAAAATTATAACGCCGAACCCGATAATAATAAATGATGTTGCAGCCTCTCCGAATATTGCTCCCGTCACGCTTCCTACCGCGCCGAGAACAACAAGGGCTATACCAAAAACCAGAAACACAATCGCAATTACTTTTTTCATCACTTATTTCCTCCCATCATGTTAATGTCAATGCTTCATTTGAATGCAAACGCAAACAAAACATCAAGAGCCACAAAAACAATATATGCAACTATTCTTACACGCCCATTGATTATTTCGCGTCGTGAATAATCCTCAAACATATCAAGAGCAAGTGTATCATATACTATCTGATCACCGATTCCTTCTTTCGCCATCGTCTTTAATGTGTCCAGCGTTCTATCCGCTTTGTTTTGCGCAATGTTAAGGTTTGCGAAACTAAGCGCATAGCATATCATAAAACTCGCAACGAGGCTCAATGCAGTGACCAACAAATAAAGAACTATCTGCCCCGAACTTCTAATAATTCTATTTCTAATTGTAAAAGCAACACTTGTAAGCCCCAACAATATTAGCATGAAAACGATTTCCGCGTTACCGTTATACTTTTCAAGCGGTAATAACGCCCTGTCAATTTGGTCTCTTATGTTTTCGTTTTTTACGTTTTTCACAATCTCAGAAAAATCCATAGACCGATCGAAAAAATGTAAAAAAGACAGGGTTAAAAGAATCACCACCATGCCAATCGTAGATTCCGCCACCGTAAGCCAAAACGCCTTCATTTCTCCGCTCCCAATACCGCTTCAAGAACTTTCTCAATCTTAACTGCATCCTCATCAGACAAGGACGCGATCATATCCATAACCTTCACCCTCTCCTCCGACATCTCAACTCCCCTCCAAGATGTTCCGGAGGCTTTTTTTGTTTCTCCCAGAAGGCTGTCAACAGATACGTCAAAATATCCGGCAATTTTCAACAGCGTCTTGTGATGAGGAACCTTTCCCTGTTTCCATGAAGTTACAGCTCCGCTTGAACAGCCCATTTCTTTCGCCACCGCATTGGGGCTTTTTTTGATTTTCAGACAAAGACTATAATACGCTTCCCAGAACATAATCACCTCTAATAAATTAAAAATGAGAAAATCTCATTTTTCCTATTGACAATCTCAACAAGTTGAGATATAATATACTCATCAAAGCACCGAAGACCATGTCGGTGCCGCGATACCAGATACATCACTCCATATATCTGTTTGAGACGGCATAAGCGCCTTACCATATACAATTGTTCCGCAACTCAATTGTAACACGGCAGGGCGCAAATGTCAACAAAAAAATGAATCAAAATTAAAGAAGGAGGATAAAGCATGAACCTCGATCTCAAAACCCGCATGGTAAGACTTCGACTTAAGCAGAAGGATGCCGCAGAAATGCTGAACCGTTCCGGTCTGAATACCTGCAAATCAGAAGTATCGGTGGCAATAAACAGACTGCGCGATTATCCCAAGCTCGACGTGGTCAGAAACGAGCTGTCAAATCTTCTGACAAAGCTCGAACGCGAAAGGGGAATAAAATAATGCCCCGCATATCTAAGTCCGAAGAGGATCGGCGGTACGCTTCGGTCATAAGACACCTTGACGCATACAAAGCCGCAAGATTCCGGAACGGCGACGACAAAACTGCGGTCGCCTCCGCACTCGGTCTCTCCCCGGCAAGAATGTACCGCATCCTCTCCGGCTCCGCCGACACACTGACACTGAGAGAGATCATGACCATCGCAAATACGCTCAACATCTCGGTTCCGGCGCTGCTCGGCTGCCGGGAGGAAAGGACGATATGAAAAAGTACATCCCCGGCACACTCGCCCTCGCCCTTGCGTATCTCTTCCTGATACTCGCGTTCACAATAGGCATAAAGGCTCTTGTTTCCCTGCCGGTTATCGTGTACGCACAGTACAGACTCTTAAGAAGAGCAAAAAAACAGCCACTGCCGAAGCAGTGACTGTCGCAAAGGAGGGCGGCGGTAAAATAGCGAAAACCCGCCGCAATGAAACCAGACCCCAAGAGGAAAAAGGTCAGTATTCAGTATTATTGTATTGCCTTTTTCCGAAAAAGTTAACCCCAAAATCAAAAAAACAATGAAAAGAGGAATACAAATGAACCCCTACACCCCCGCAGAAATGCACACCTTCGCGGAATACGCCCTCGAACACGTTTATAAGCTCAATACCCACACCCCGGAAACCATGCAGTTCGATACACACTACTGCCCGATCGCGGTCACCGTCAGCCTTTTTTTTCTGTCAGAAGACGGCTGGAACGTCCTCCGTTCAGAACACGCAGATACATACAGACACTCATCAAAAAACGACGTATACGACGCAATCGCCCGCTGGGAAGAAAGATACCTCAAAAAGGAGACCCCCGAAGATGACAATCTGGGATGAAATCACCATATCCGACTACGAGCAGAAATGGCTCGACCCGGACTATGATTTTGCAAACCGCAGCTTCCGGTCCGACGAAGAAGCAGCCGAGACCGATACCCGCGAAATGCCCCTCACGGAAGATGAGGAGTATGAAGAAGACCTCCGCATGACGGAGATGAGAAGAGAAATCCTCGGAAGGAGATACGCATGAACCTCTACGAAATCAACTCACAGATAAAACGAATCCTCGATAACGGCTTCAACGGGAGCATCGACCCGGAGACCGGAGAGATCATCGACGAAGGCGAACACGACCTTGAAACCCTTGAAATCCTCCGACAGGACAAGCTCGAAGGCATAGCCCTCTACATCAAGAACCTGACCGCTCTGGCAGACGATATAAAGGCAGAGGAGAAATCCCTCGCCGAGCGCAGAAAAGCCGCAGAAGCCAAAGCAGAACGCCTGAGCGCATATCTCGCGGACGACCTCACCTCTCACGGTGAGAAAAAGCTCGAAACCGCAAAATGCGCCGTCACAATGAGAAAATCCGAAGCGGTCATCGTCGACGAATCCCTCCTCGACATGACATGGTTCAAGCCCACCACCACATACAAGCCGATGCTGGCTGAAATAAAGAAGGCAATCAAAGCCGGAGAAACCGTCGACGGCGCACACATCGAAGAAAGGCAGAAGGTAACAGTGAAATGAACGAGAAAAACTACTTTACAGAGCTGAACGCGATAAACGTCAGCGACAAAACCGAGAAGAAAAACGGTATGACCTACCTCTCATGGGCATGGGCATGGGGAGAGCTGAAAAAGCTCCATCCGGATGCAACCTATACCGTCTACGAAAACAAGGACGGCTGGCTCTACCACACCGACGGTCGCACCTGCTGGGTAAAAACCGGCGTCACCGTAAACGGAATCGAGAACATCGAGTACCTGCCGGTCATGGATTTCCGCAACAACTCCATCCCGGCGGACAAAGTAACCTCCTATGACGTAAACAAAGCCGTCCAGAGATCTCTCACCAAAGCCGTTGCCCGTCACGGTCTCGGTCTGTACATCTATGCCGGAGAAGACCTCCCCGAAGGCGAGGAAAAGCCGCAGGAGAGACAGACCGAAAAGCCCCCGAAAGCCAAACCCTCAGCCGAAATCACCTGCACCAAATGCGGAGTAAAGATCGAGCCGGTCATTGCCAAAACCGGCAAGACCATGACCGCACAGGAGATATCCGACTTCTCAAGAAAGAAGTTCGGACAGTGCCTCTGCCCCGCCTGCCAGAAGATCGAGAACGAAAGAGCTAAAGCATGAAAGGCAGAATCGCCTCCGAAATAACCTTCACCGCCGACCGGAAGCAGCGCGTCACGATAGAGCTTGACGAGGACTTCCGCCCGGCATGGGACGAGCTTCACGGGGAGGAGCTTGAGATATCGGTCAAAAAGTACCGCAAAAAGCGCAGCCTTGATTCGTCAGCCTACGCATGGGTGCTCCTCGACCGCCTCTCCGAAAAGCTCCGCATCCCGAAGGAAAGGATATACCGCTCCCTTATCCGCGACGTTGGCGGCAACTGCACAGCCGTCTGCGTTCAGGACAAGGCAGCGGACAAGCTGACGGAATCATGGCAGAGAAACGGCATCGGATGGGTGACAGACACCATGCCCTCAAAGCTGGACGGCTGTAAGACAGTGATCCTCTATTACGGCTCCTCCACCTACGATACCGCCCAGATGTCCCGCCTCCTCGACCTCATCATCGAGGAGTGCAAAGAGCAGGGCATCGAAACCAAAACCCCGAACGAGATCGCGGAGATGCTGAGCCTATGGGAAAACGCGAGATAAAATCCGTACTCAAGACCCGCCCCGGTCTGTGCTACCTCTGCAAAAGGCAGACGGAAACCTGCCTCCACCACGTGTACGGAGCGTTCAACCGATGGATGTCCGACGAAAACGGCTTCGTCGTCTTTCTCTGTCCGTCATGCCATACCGAATCCCCCACATCAGCCCATAAATGCCGCGACACCGACCTTTACCTCAAGCGCAGATGTCAGGTGGCATACGAAAAAAACCACACAAGAGACGAGTTTATGCGCCTTGTGGGACGAAATTACTTAACCGAAAAGGAGAAAGAGAAATGAAAGAACAGAACTACATCGTAAGAGCCGACAGAGCAGGAGTGTTCTTCGGCAAAATCAAGGAGCGCAGCGGAAGCGAAGTCACCATGACCGATGTCCGCCGTATCTGGTACTGGGACGGTGCGGCATCCCTTTCACAGCTTGCCGTCGAGGGAACAAAAAAACCCAAAAATTGCAAGTTCACCATCTATGTTCCCGAGATGATTATACTCGGTGTGATTGAGATTATCCCCTGTACCGCCGAGGCTGAAGTCAGCATAAAGGAAGTCCCGGAATGGAGAGTGTAAAAAAGTTTGTTGCTGTCAGCTACGGCTCCGGCTACGGCTCCGACTACGGCTCCGGCACCTGCGGCGACTACGACTACGACAAAGGCGACGGCTACGGCTCCGGCTACGGCTACGACTACGACTACGGCAAAGGCGACGGCTACGGCTCCGGCTACGGCAAAGGCGACGGCAAAGGCTCCGGCATCGGCTCCGGCTACGGAATTGCGTCGTACGACGGCAGAGATGTGCATCTGATTGATGACGTACAGACCATAATAACTGCCGTATTCGGCGGCGCCGCAAAAGGATACATTCTCGAAACTGATCTGACTCTCACGCCCTGCTACGTCGCAAAAAGCGGAAACACCTTCGCCCACGGAAATACATTAAAAGAGGCAATCGACGCACTGCACGAAAAGCTCTTTGATGATATGCCCGAAGAAGACCGCATCGCAGAATTCTTCAAAGCCCACAGCCCCGGCGTGAAATATCCCGCAAAAGATCTCTTTGTGTGGCACAACAGGCTCACCGGAAGCTGCGAAGCCGGACGGATGTCCTTCGTCCGCAGCCACGACATAGACCTCGAAAACGATACCTTCACCATAGAGGAGTTCGTCAGCCTCTGCAAAGACAGCTACGGCGGAGAAACGATAAAAAAGCTCCTCGGATAACCCCTCAGACAGCCTGATGACAGCCGGCAAAGACCGACCGCCCGGCAGAGCGTATCTGCCCCAAACCCGCAATCCTTTGCGCGCTCACACGAAAGAATTTAATGTTCCGGATATATGAGATTCGGATATATGTGAGAAAAAACGGCACAGGTTGAGAAAAGACTCCGATATGAGTACCGTAAAACGGGATCGGATGACACCCGGAAAAGGGACGGGGCTGAGAGACAAACGGGCAATAAGAGGTCTTGGCAGTCGGAAAAAGCAACGACCCTCCGCACAAAGAGGTTAAGGCGGTGACATACGGGAAAGACCATCTGAGGGGAACGGCGCCGTAACCTCAGCGCAGCACACTCAGCGAAACGGTGTTGACAGCCGGCAAGAGACCGACCGCCCGACGGAGCGCATCCGTCCCAGTATCAAGCCTTGCCAAAGTACACGGCGAATGAGCGCGGAGAGATATGGCGACACTCCCGCGCCGGAGATGTGACTGTACGGCGTTACCCGCAGACGCTATCACATCAGCGGGACACCGGATCGTAGTTCAATCAGCAGAACGCTTCGTAACGCACACGCCGCCCGAAAGACTTCCCCGAGCGGCGGGAAGATGTGAAGGTGCAATTCCTTCCGTTCCGACCAGCCGAAAGGCAAAAAAATACCGAAAAACAATTTCGAAAGGAGATTTCCCCAAGATGAACGCTGCAACACAATGCTTCAAGGTGCTTGAGCATCTGAAGTACATCGGCTCCCTGACACAGGCAAAGGCGCTTGAACTCTACGGCATAGCCCGTCTGACCTCCCGCGTCAACGACCTCAAGAGAAAGGGAATCGTAATCAACACAAGGACGATCCCGGCAAAAAACCGATTCGGCGAGACCGTCCACGTCACCGAGTACAGCTTACCGAAGGGAGAAAAATCAGAATGAGCGCACTTAACTTCAATCAGGCGATCTTAGCCGGTCGCCTCACCGCAGACCCCGAACTCAAGACCACGCAGTCCGGCATATCGGTGACACAGTTTACCGTTGCCGTAAGCCGCCCGAAACGTAAGGACGACAACACCGACACCTCCGACTTCATCTCATGCGTCGCATGGAAGGAAAGAGCCGAGCTTGTCACAAAGTACTTCCGCAAAGGCTCCGCTATCATGGTAATCGGTCAGATCCAGACCCGCACATGGACGGACAACAACAACCAGAAGCGCTACGCGACGGAAATCCTCGTCGACAATATCCGTTTTGTCGACAGTAAAGCCGACGCCGCGCAGAAATCGCCCACAGCGAACGAAAATTCCGGAGCGCCCTCTTATATCCCCGATGCCTATAAAGCCCCGAATTTCGAGGAAGTGACCGCCGACGACGGCGATTTGCCGTTCTGATAAAAGGAGAACAAACAATGGCACGTCCCTTCAAGGACGGGATTGAATATTTTCCTCTTGATGTGGATTTTTTCGATGACGACAAGGTAAGACTTCTCCGTCAGAAGCATAAGGCTAAAGGGATGTATATGCTTGTGTTCCTGCTTTGCCGGATGTACAAAAATGACGGATACTATATGAAGTGGAACGGCAGTCAGGCTGAACTCATGGCAGACGACATGAGATGCGCTGACACCGTCTCCCTCACGAGGTTGGTTGAAGATGCGTTAGAATGCGGCTTCTTTGATAAGCGCATAGCGAGGACGCATGAAGTTCTGACAAGTGCAGGGATTCAGCGAAGATTTGTCCAAGCGGCAGTCAATCGCGGCACTATCCATATGATAACAGAGTTTTTTCTGCTCGACCCTCACGATGTGAGAGACGTTCCGGCTAAAGCTCTTTCAAAACTTGTCTTAAAATCAGTTATCTCCGAGAAAACCCCGGTTATCTCCGAGAAAACCCCGGTTATCTCCGATTTAATTCCACAAAAAGAAATAGATAAAGAAATATATAATCCCCCCATACCCCCCAAGGGAAAGAACGCACAGCAGACTGCCGCTGACTCTGACTTCGAGCGGTTCTGGAAAGCCTATCCGAACAAAACCGGAAAGGAATACGCAAGGAAATGCTTTGTCAAGGTCACGGAGAATGTAAACACCCTGATTGAAGCGGTCGAACGTCAGAAGACGTGGGACAGGTGGACAAAAGAAGGCGGTAAGTTTATCCCCAATCCCTCCACATGGCTCAACCAGAAGCGGTGGGAAGATGAACCCCCGCAGGAAGCAAAACCAAGATATATGTAAAAGGAGTAATTAGAATGGAATTCATAATCGAAAAAGAACTCGTCTCCGAAGAAGAAAAGACTCTCCGTCAGCTTAAGTTTTACCGCAAAGAGGAAATCAAAAAGCGGTTAACAGACGCGCGGATGCTGTATCCCGAATTTGACAGGCACTGCAAAGAAAATGACTTTGAAGCACTGATCAATTTATGGGCAGACATTCTTGAAAATTTCGACGCAGTCGATATAGGCATAGGATTCCGAATTTATTTCACGACCCGCGGCGAGAACATTACCCCCGCCGGCGTGGTCAGGTGCATCCAAGGACTGTACGATGACTGAATTCGAATATGCCAATATGTATCTCGGCGATTTCAAGGTCGTAGGCAACGAGATAAAGCCGCTCTACTGTCCCTTCTGCGGCGGCGGCAATCATCAGGATCGCTACACCTTCGCCCTGAACATGGAGAATCACACCTTCAACTGTATGCGCGGCTCCTGCGGCGTTAAGGGTCACTTCTCGGAGCTGTGCCGGGAGAAAAACCTCCGGTATGACGATCCGGCTGACCCGGCACCCCGCCCGAAAGCCCCGGCGAAGAAGTACAAAAAGCCGGATACAAAGCTGTTTCCCCTTGAAAACGATTCCCCGGCAATGATATATATGCAGAAGAGGCGGCTGTCGCCCTCCATAATCGCGTATTTCGGCATTTTGAGGGACGGACAGGGAAACATAGCCCTCCCCTTCTATCGTTCGTCAGAGGGCAGAAAAACGGCATCTCCGACGTTCGTCAAATACCGTCCTCCGAGGAAGGTCGAAAAGGGAGAGAGAAAGATGTGGCGCGAGACCGGAGCCGAGCCGATACTCTTCGGCATGGATCTGTGTACCTTCGGCACAAAATCTCTCATCATCACCGAGGGAGAGTTCGACTGCATGGCTGCGTTTCAGGCTTTCTCGGAGAAGCGCCCCATGAACGTCGTCTCCGTCCCCTCCGGCGCCGAGGATTTCACATGGCTCGATACCTGCGCCGAATTCCTCGAAAAATTCGATAAGTTCGTCATCCTCGGCGACAGCGACGAGCCGGGAAAGAAGATGGCTGCCGAGCTTGTAAAGAAGCTCCCCGGAAAGAACATCCTCCTCCCCGACTACGACGCATACCTCGGATGCAAGGACATGAACGAGCTGCTTGTCCGTCACGGAGAGCAGGCAGTAGTAAACGCACTTGCCGCCGTGAAGGAAACCCCGGTCGAAGGTCTTATAAACTTTGCCGACGTGCAGATGACGGATATACTGAAGCTCCCGCGCACTCTGTCGGGAATAAAATCCCTCGACAAAAAGGTCGGCGGATTCCTTGAGGGCGACCTCACCGTCTGGACGGGTAAGCGCGGATGCGGAAAATCCTCCGTCCTCAACCAGATCGGGCTTGACGCAATAGATCAGGGCAAAAACCTCTGCGTCTATTCCGGAGAGATCCCGGCTGACAGGCTCAAGTATCAGATAACCTGCTGTGCCGCCGGAAGGGAAAACCTCTCCTTCGTCCGCGACGAGAGGACTGGAAGAGACGTTGTCACGGTCGGCAGAGACACCGCCGGAAAGATAGACCGCTGGCTCGACCGTCGCCTGTGGCTCTACGACAACAGGATAGTCCAGTCCGACGAGAGAGACAGCATAATCAATATCTTCACCGCCGCATACAGACGATATGACTGCCGCGTCTTCATTGTGGACAACCTGATGACCGTTGCCCTCGCCGCAAAGCCCGGTGAAATGTATCAGGTTCAGGGCGAGTTCGTCATAAGGCTGAGAAAATTCGCCGAGAAGTACGGAGTTCACGTCCATGTCGTCGTCCACCCGAGGAAAACAAATGACGAGATAAAGGACAGCGACGAGGTCGGCGGCTCCGGCACGATAACCAATATCGCCTGTAACGTCTTCACCGTCATGCGCGGCGTCGAGGAAAACGATATCGCCAAAATCCGCTGTCTGAAGTCAAGAATGTACGGCGAGACCGGAGACTTCGAACTGAAATACGACCCCGTTTCCCGCCGCTTCTCGGAGGAGTACGCGGGAGCAAAAATCTACGGATGGGAGAAACTATCATGAATAAATATCAGGAATATGAGGACGCAAAGGAAATCCTGAAACACCTTCCCCTGACCCCCGAACAGTACGAACAGGCGCTGAAACAACTCGCCGAGGAGCTGGGGATATGAGTAAATACAGCATCATCTACGCCGACCCGCCGTGGAGCTACAATCAGCGCACCGCGAGAGGTTCGGCAGAACACCATTACCCCACAATGTCTCAGGAGGATCTGAAAAATCTCCCGATATCCGAAATCGCAGAAAAAGACTGCACGCTGTTCATGTGGGCGACCTTCCCCATGATAAAAGAGGCTCTGGAGCTGATAGAAGCATGGGGCTTCCGGTATAAAACAACCGCCTTCGTGTGGGCAAAGAAAAACCGGAAATCCGATTCATGGTTCACCGGTCTCGGCTTCTGGACGAGGAGCAATGCCGAGATATGTCTGCTTGCCGTCAAGGGGAATCCGAAAAGGCAGTCATCGTGCGTCAGTCAGCTTATCGTTTCCCCGCGCGAGGAACATTCCAAGAAGCCCGACGAAACCCGCGACCGCATAGTAAAGCTGATGGGCGACCTCCCCCGCGTCGAGCTGTTCGCAAGGCAGAAAACCGAAGGATGGGACGTGTGGGGCAACGAGGTCAAAAGCGATATATACCTCAAGGAGGCACACCGTGAGTAAATACCACAACCGCAAAACCACCCTCCCCACCGGCGAGACCTTCGACAGCCAACGCGAAGCCCTCCGGTACACACACCTTGCCTTCCTCGCAAAAGTCGGATACATAACCGACCTGAAGCGACAGGTAAAATTCACATTGATCCCGAAGCAGCGCCTGAAATCCGGCAAAGCCCTCCGCGAATGCGCATACGTCGCAGACTTCACCTACACCGACACCCGCACCGGAGAGCATATCGTCGAGGACGTAAAGGGACACCGCACACCGGAGTATATCATCAAGAAAAAGCTCATGCTCCACCTCTACGGAATCGAGGTGACCGAGACATGAGAAATTACGGAGACATCACAAAGATAAGCGGATATGAAGTCCCGCCTGTCGATGTGGTCATAGGAGGAAGCCCGTGTCAGGATCTGAGCGTTGCCGGACTGAGAAAAGGACTTTCCGGACAGCGGTCGGGGCTTTTCATGGATCAGATAAGAATCGTAAAGGAGATGAGAGAAAATGACAGGATGCACGGCAGAACAGGTGACGATGTTCGACCTGGATTCATGGTGTGGGAAAACGTGTGCGGTGCTTTCTCCTCAAACGGAGGCAAAGACTTCCTCGCCGTCCTTGAAGAAACCGCGCACATCGCAGACGAAAATGCCGTTATACCTGAACCTCCGCAGGGAAAATGGAGAAACGCGGGAGTTATCATGGGAGACGGATGGAGCATCGCTTGGAGAGTACACGACGCACAGTTTTGGGGAGTCCCCCAGCGCCGCCGTCGAATCTCGCTTGTCGCAGATTTTGCAGGAGGACGCGCCCCGGAAATATGTTTTGTCCGCAAAAGCCTGTCAGGGCATCCTGAACCGCGCAGAGAGGAGAGGAAAGAAGCTCCCGGACAGGCTGTACCGTGCGCTGATAAAACAGGCAGGACAGTCTACGGAATCTCCTCCTACGAATCAAATGCCATGAAGTCTTCCAACCCCGAAAGCGGCATTTCCGAAGCCGAAACCGTAAGAACCCTCGACGGCAACGGCGGCAACCCCGCGTGCAACCAGGGCGGTATGCTTGTGTATGACAGTCGGGGAAACGGAGACGGCACAACAGTTCCGACAATGACCGGAGACCATCAGAACCGCGTCACCGATTACACCGCAATTGTCCTTCACGAATCCGCCGGGGAGTATGCCGAGAACGCGTCGATCGCACTCAGAAATTCCGATTACAAGCACCCGCCCGTCACATGGTGGGACGGCAAGGACACCGTTCAGACCATTACCGCCAACCTCGCGAATCAGCGGATGCCGGACAAAGGAAGCCTCAACGCCTTCGTTGATTTCAGAAACGGAAAAGAAAGCGTCATAAACGGTACGCTTCAGGCAAAGGAAAGCGGCGGCTCGTCAGTGAATCTCAACAACACCGTGAGAGAAAACGAGCTTGTCCGCCGTCTGACCCCGCTTGAGTGCGAACGTCTTCAGGGACTGCCCGACGGATGGACTGACATCGGAGACTGGACGGACGATAAAGGCAAAAAGCATAAGACCACCGACAGCAACCGCTACAAAGCCCTCGGAAACAGCATCGCCCTCCCATTCTGGAAATACCTTCTCAAGCGTATTTCCGCAGAGTATGAGCGCGATGCAGCAATGGCAAGCCTGTTCGACGGTATAGGTTCCTTTCCCCTTATGTGGGAGCAGATAAACGGCAAAGGTTCGTGTAAATGGATATCCGAGATCGAGCCGTTCTGCTGCGCCCTGACCGAAAAGAGGTTCTCATGACCTTCGCCAAAACCCTCCGCCAGCAGGGCAAGCTCACCCGCATCCACCCGGAGCGGAAGATAAAGCACAACCCCGACCCTCTCCACCCGGACGAGATCGAGATGTGCCTGACCTGCGAAAAGAAAACCTGTCGCGGATGCGAAAATAAATTCAGAGAAATGAGGAAAACAACATGAAGTATATTGATGCAGAAGCATTATCAAGCATTCTTCGCGCGAAATCCGATATGGCAATCGGTACTCCGAAAATGGTATTCGCGTCCGTCGAAAAAATGATTGATCTGCTACCCGGAATTGTTCTTTGCGGAGAATGCAAATACTATCAGGATAACAACGGCGGCTATCCGCACGAAAACTGCAAATGGAACAAAGATGAAACACCTGACCCGGATGACTTCTGCTCCGGCGGAGAAAGGATAGAAAAATGATCAGAACTTACATCAAAAAGCCGCTTGCCGTTCAGGCGGTGCAATGGACGGGAGATAACACCAATGAAATCATCGATTTCGGAGGCACTGTTAATGGGTGCAACACAATATCGGATATCGGTAAAAGCTACTTGGTAGTCCGTACTCTCGAAGGAGATTTGGAAATTTCCCTCGGAGATTATGTCATCCGGGGAACATCCGGCGAGTATTATCCCTGCAAACCGGATATTTTCGGGAGAATTTACGAAGAGCAGGACGACATGACCTACAAAGAAACCATCACATGGCATGAGGTAAAGACAAGGCCGCTGACAGACGAGGAAAAAGACCAGCATTCCACATGGGACATGATAGTCGAAGGCGCAATACCGTATGAAAACGAAGAAATCCTTATTGCCACAAAAAACGGAGTGTTTACAGACACCTGCCTGTATGACTACGACGGGGGATTTTACCTCGACAGCGGTAAGGACTGGGATGAAATTCTCGCATGGGCACCAATACCAAGGTACAAGAAAAATGTTTGATTTCATTGAGGAATACAAAGCATTAACAAAAGATTTTTGTCCCGCGCCGAACGCAAAATATCAGCCGAAACGGTCAACAGTGCTGAAAAGAAAGAAAAAACAAAAGAAAAGGCGGAGGAAGAATCGTGATAACCGATAAGAAAGCCCTTGAGGCTTGTAAAACAATCGCCGAATACTGCGCCCAAAGAAGCTGCTGCCAGAGGTGCATATTCCGCAAGCACAAACCCGACAGGTGGGAGTGCCATGTCTACGCAATGAATATGGCAGAAATTCTGTCAAACATCGAGGCAAAGAAAAGAGGCAGACTATGACCCTCTCCCGCAAAACCCGACAGGAAATGCACGACAAGCAGATACAGAGCAACACTCTCTCCCTCTGCTATCTTGCCGCCGTGCTGACGCTGAACGGAAGATTCGGATTCGGCGAAAAACGGATACAGAAATTCGTCACCGAGTTCGATCAGACCATCAAAGACTACAGAGAGAGATACGGAAAAGTTGCTCACGAAGCGCTTGAAAAACACGTAAAAGAAAAAGGAATCGAGGCTGAATGGAAATGAAAGCAGAAAAAGACGCACTCAGGTTAGTAAAAGACCTGAATCGACACGAAGCGGAGGTGAAAAGGCTGAGACAAGCCCTTTGCGACAAATTCCGTGACGATTTCGACGGCGGTTATATCGGCGACTTCTTCATCGTTGATGAGCCGCAAGGCGACGAGCAGGACGACGGCGAATGGTGTGACCAGTGGACAGGCTACGAATGTGACACCGGAAGCGGCACTTACTACTATGCCGTCGAAGGATCGAAGAAGTATATCGCCATTACATATGGCTTCTGAGGAGGAACAAAATGAAAAAAGCAGATTTTCTTGTTGCAGAAGGAGTTGCAGCTCTTAAGAATCACAGAGAAGCCGAAAAAGGACTTGAGGAATTGATACTCAGATGTTTGTGTGATACGTTCCACGACGATTATCTGGGCTGTGAAATTGAAGACTGCTTTATCGCAGACAAACCGGAAGGAGAAATACGCGATGACGGCGTGTGGTACACCTTTTACAACGATTATAAAAACGAAATTGGCGGAGGTACCCGTTATTACCCAATCGAAGATTCGGAAAAATACATAGCTGTATCATACAGCTTCTGAGGAGGAACAAAATGAGAAGAAAAACAGAAATTTTTATCTGCGACATCTGCGGCATGGAGACGGAAGTCACAGAAGATTTTAAAACACATCGCGTTATGTGTCCGGCAAGAGTTTGTTTTAAGGACGGAAGTCAGATAAAAAACGAGGCACTGGCAGATATGTGTCCCGACTGCTACAATGCCTATTTTGCACTGTTCGATCAGCATTTCGCCACAATCAAAAAAACTCCATACGGTGATTTCGTTGTCACCAAAAAATTTAAAACCGAAGACCCATTCACAATAAACGAACCGGAGGAATTCAAAAATGCACCCGACACTTAAAACCGCCCTCGATACCTTCGGGGCATACGCTCAGACCGTCGTCGCGATTGAGGAACTGTCCGAGCTTCAGAAGGAGCTTTGCAAAGCCATCCGCACCGGCATCGGCGACCCGGAAAACCGCGACCACATAGCAGAGGAGATCGCCGACGTGTACATCATGCTTGAGCAGATGGAAGCCCTCTTCGACGTGTCCGAGGACGTCCCGCTTTACAGGATAGCAAAAATCGACCGCCTCGGAAAGAGACTGAAGGAGAATGCAAAATGACAATAAATCTCCCCGTCAGCATCGGCGATCACGTCTACTTCATCCGCGATCACGAAAACCAGAAACGCATAGCCTTCGGCACGATAAAGGAGATATTCTTCTCTCAGAATATGCGCCTCATGATCCGCGTAAAAGGATACCGAGCCGCCGAATGGGGCGTGAAAGCCTTCAGAACGCGCAAGGAAGCCGAGACCGCCATCGGAAATACCGTGTGGGAAAGCGCAAGCGACGCGCAAAAAAACGCGACAGCAGTGTATAATGCCATGGTCGAGTACGTCAGAAACGCGCTCACCGAATCAAGGGAATCGCAAAAGAAGCTCGCCGACCGGGCAGGAGTTTCACAGGGAACCGTCACGAGCTTCCTCTCCGGAGGACGCTCCGTCGGCACGAACCTGACGCTCGCGCTCCTTGAAGCCTCCGGAATCGACACTTTTGATATGTTCTATACCTACATCGACAAAAAGGAGGAAGAGACAGCATGATCTGCCCATACTGCAAAAGCATATTCACAGTCTGCCACGAAGCGCGGAGCAACAACGACGACAACGAAAATTACAGAAAACGCAAATGCCATGACTGCGGACAAGACTTCTACACCGTCGAGTTCGTCGCCGAGGAAAACGAATCTTTCGTCAAGGCATGGCGAAAAGCCGGGAGGAAAAGCAAATGATACACGAATATATAGACCGCTTCAAATTGCTTGATGATTTTAACGAGACAAAGCTTTATAAAATATCGGGGTAGTTTGAAAAGATAATCCGCGATCAACCCGCCGCCGATGTAATTGAAGTCAGACATGGTGAATGGTGCGTGATTGAATACGAATACCTGACTTGTTCTGTTTGCGGGGAATCGATGTATACAGGGTGTAACAGCACAAAAGAAGCAGAACAATTAAAAACGTACTGGAAATTTTGCCCGTATTGTGGCGCGAAGATGGATACAGAAAAGAAACCGAAAGGGAGGAAAAGCAAATGACGACCGAAGAACGTGTCCGGAAGATCCTCGCAAACAGCACCTTCCCCTCGCTCCCCAAAAAGGAACAGCGCGAGGTAAGGAAACATAAGATCGAGACCCATATTGAAGTTCTCAAATGGCTCCTCGACAACGACGAAATGCCGGACAGCTGGCGCAAAAAGCTGAAAAAAAGACTTGAATTCTGGCTTGATACATACGAAAGGGATTATACAAATGGCTGACGATAAGCTCTTAAAGGCGGCATCAGATGCGCTGACCGAACTCGCGCATCATTTTCTCGGCGAAGATTGGTATTCCAGCTACATGAACCAAGAGAATATATACAAAGACATTGTTAATACCATCTGCCGGAGATATCAAGGAGTTAAGGAAGACCCCGTGCGTAAATGGCGGCGCAGACACAAACGTTGTTCCTTCTGCAATCACTTTGAGTTGTATCCCGAAGACACGAGCACAATCGGAATCGTCAATAAAGGCTGGTGCAGAGCAAAGAGCAAACAGGTGAACTATTCCTGCCGCCGCATATGCAGATTATTCGAACTGAAAGGAAAACCGAAATGACCGACTACAGCGAAGAATTCGACCGCCTCCGCAGAAACCGCGTTGAGCTGTCGTATATAAAGTACGGTCCCGCAAGGATAAACTTCGGCGGCGGCAGAGTAGACGCTCTCAAAACCGCCGAGGACTGCATCGAAGCCTTCAAGCGGGACAAAAATACCGAACACCTCGTCGACGCCGCGAACTACTTAATGTTCCGCTTTATGTACCCCTACCCCGGAGAACACTTCCGCGCCACCGACAGCAGCGAAAGCGTAAAACCCGTCGGAATACCGATAAATATGGAGGAATCAATATGAATATGATCGAAGTTTTGTGCAGAAACGATAACTGCCAGTTCTACGATGTCAACACAGGACATTGCTGGTGTCCGTATATCGAAATCGGCGACGATCTGACCTGCGATTCGTTTTCGGAGCTTACGGTCGAAGTGTGGGGAGAAGAACCGATACAGTTCTGGATTGCGGTAAGGCAGGACGGAGAACCTCACCGCAAGCTCGTCTGGGGCAGAAAGGTAACCGTCTGCGGAGAGGTTTTCTATACAACGTATGACCTGAGATATAAGGACAAAAACATCCTTCTGACCGACCCGAGAACCGGGTATTTACTGCCATCGCCCGAAGAGGTTGAAAAGAACATCGAAACAGTTCGCAAGAGGCGAGAAGAACTTCCCGACGTAATGACCTACCCCGTAAAGGAGGACGAACCATGACCCTGAAAAACAAAATCCTGAAAGCCCTCGGCAGAGAAGAGGTGCAATGGTACAGAGAATTCGGTGTCCTCGCTCCCTTCTGCCCGTATTGCGGAGAACCCGCCTACGACACGCACAGATGCGCTTTCTGCGGAAGAAAATATATCTGGAGAGATTCGCCCCACCCGCCGACAATCGCTGAATACGGCGATTATACAGCGGCTCAGACCGGCGGCTCCATCCTCATCTTCAAGGGAGACCGGCTGGTATATCATGCATCGTATACAGGCGACCCCATGACGGAGGACGAGCTGAAAGACCATATAGCCTTTGTCTTCGGGCTGGGTATGACAGATGACTGAGGAGCAAAAGAAGCTCATGGCGGATAACTATCCGCTTGTGTATGCCTTCGCGAACAGGTTTGCCTTCAACAGCAGCGAAACCGACGACTACATAAATGCCGGGTATGAAGCCCTGTACTCCGCCGCCGTTACTTATGACCCGGATAACCGCAATGGAAGCAGCTTCTCAACCTACGCCTCTGCCTGTATCATGAACGGTATGCGCGTCATGTACAAGCACATCATGCGCAGCCGCGTAAAGGCAGGACAGATGAAGGCGAACTACCGGTTCGGGGACAATCCGGAGGAAGAAGAACTGCCGTATGAAGAACCCGGCTTCGTCCGCGCCGAAAACGAGGACGTGTGCAGTCAGGCTCTGAAAAATCTCACGGAAGAACAGAGAAATTACATCGTAAGACGCTATTTTTGCAAAGAAACCGCAAGAAGCATAGCTAAGGAGTGCGGAGTCTCCCCTCAGCGGATGTGCCAGAAGGAAAAGAAGATTCTTGAGAAAATGCGCAAAAACGTCACCGGAAGGAGATCCCGCTCATGAAATGGCTGAAATATACCTACAGGGGAGAAACACAATATCGGTGCGAAAAGTGCGGCAGGGAGTACCGTTTTCCCTGTAATAACTGCCCGTCGTGCGGAGCAAAAGCCGACGGAATAACCGAAAGGAAGGTGATCTGTTACGGAATCAAAAGAACTCAGCCGGTATCACTGGCTGAAAAAGGAGATAGAGGATATCGAGAACCGCATTCTCCGCCTCACCGGGAGAGCGACGCAGACGACCCAGACCATGACCGGGATGCCCTTCGGCGGCGGAACGACCGATAAAACCGCAATCGCCGCCGAGATCGCAGACGCAAAGGCAGAGCTTGACGACAGACGGTATAAGGTCGAGCAGGAGTACGTCCGGCTTCAGAAGTTCATAAGCTCGGTTGACGACCCGCGTATGCGCCTTATAATCCAATACCGCTGTATCGACGGCAGAAGCTGGCAGAACATAGCCATGAAGCTCGGAGCCTACAATTCCGCAGGAAGCGTAAAGAAAGCATATTACAGATTCATAAAAACGGTATAAGAAAAGACCGGCACACCAAAAACGATGTGCCGGTTTTCTTTTTACGCCGTAACGAAGGCGAATATCTTATCGGTTATACTGCTCTTCAGCCGGTTGTAGGTCGACAGACTGATGTTCAGCGCAAGCGTAGTCTCAATCCCGCTCTTCCCGCGCCGCAGATACGGTATCACCTCAAGCTCACGGTCGGTAAAACCGCATTCCGGGATAAGCCGCTCCCACAGCGCGGACGGATAATCGTACCTCACCATCACGCTTTACCCGCTTTGCGGAGGACTTTGAGTATGTCCGCCTCGGTGATGCCGTATTCTCCGTATGTCTTCAGCATCTTTTTGATGTACGCCGCTCTCTTCGATACGTCAATGTAGATAAGCTGTTCCTTCACTTCCTTCTCCATCTTCCTGTGCATCTCGTCGTAAACCTCGTCGTCGGTCTTGGAGCCTCCGTCCTCCCTCTCCCGCCGCTTCATTGCGGATTCGATGAAGTCTTCAAACTCCTTGCCCTCAAGACTGCTCACGGCGGATACAGAGCTTACAATGCTGTTCACCTTAGCCTTGTACGAACCGGGATTGACCTTCCTCAGCTCATACAGATCGTCCATCAGAGAGGATTTCATAACGGCATTCTTTATCTTGGTCTCGGTGTACCCGTGATAAATCATGTCCCGCTTGATCTTCACATAGTCGGAATACCTGCCCCGGTCAACAGCGTCGCGGAGAACATCGTAATAAGCCTCAGTTACCGCCGCCTTGTTCGTAAGCTCAACGTCCTTCCATGCCTTCAGATAGTTGTACTGAGTCATCGGTGAGACAAGACCGGAGTCAAATATGATTCTGTCAAGACCCGCCTTGAAATCACGGATTACGTTCTTCGCCGACCATCCGAACAGATTGGATGCCGCATTCACAATGTCCTGAAGCATTCCGAGATTCGGACGACCGCCGTTCTGCGAGATGAGATACTTGTTTATCAGCCCTCCGAGGTCGGTAAGAGCCGCAAGATCCATTCTCTCAACAGTCTTTCCGAACGCGCCGGATTCGATCGCCGTCCATACCGTTTCAGCAAGCTGCCATACGGGAGCAAGCCCTCCGGACAGTATGTCCTTTAGAGCGTTTTCACTGAACGATTTCAGAATATCGTCCCACAGCTCGTCGTCGTCGTCTCTGTCAAGAGTTCCGCGCCAGAGCGATACAAGCGTTGTTATCGCCGACACCGCGACCGTGTTCGCAACGGAGGAAGCGATAACCTTGACAAGTTTCTTTTTTGCGCCCGGCTTTCCTCTCGCCGCGTCGTTTATCGCGGAGGTCAGATATGAATACTGCTTCAACGGTTCGTTCTGGAATGCATACAGGAACTTGCTTGCCGTCCCCGCATTCTGAACAGCCATCGACGAATCAAGCGCCGACTGAACGACCTGTGTCTTTCCGATGACCTCAGAGAATTTGCTGTTGACCGCTTCAAAGTATTCCTTGCTTCCCTTGGTATACTTGTTCTGCGCGTCGATCTCGGCTTTGCTCATTCTCCATAGCCTCGACCACGTCCACATATCCGCAAACTCTGCGCCCGAATCCATTGCGTCGTTTATTTTTACGAGAAAGTTTTTCGGTTCGTTGTTATACAGTTCCTCAAAGCTCTTTCTCGTCATGTTCTCCGACGCGCCCCAGTTCTTCAGCTTTGCAACTCCCGAATGCTCAAGCATTTCGTTCATCTCCGCTTTGACCTGCGACGGGCTTAAATCCTTGAAGCTGTTCCATGCTTTAATTCCGGCTGACGAGAATTCCGGCAATGCGCGGAATATCGACATCGGCTGTTTCAGTACGACTGAGATGTTTTTCGCAACCGCCGCCGCCTTGTAGTTCGACAGCAGTTTTTCGGAAAACGCTTCGACTCCCTGACTTGCATATATTTCGGTTCCGCTCAGATTGTTGATGAGGTTTCTGTAGAATTTATCTGCCTGACCTCCATACTGCCTTATGAGTGTCTGTTTCAGACTTGTCCCGTTTCCAAGCCTCAGCGCGTACATCTTCTTCGCGTTGTCAAGCTCCTGCGCAAAGGCGTTGTACTGCGCCATGTTAGTCAGATGCCGTCCGATAACGTCGTAAATGTCCTCGGCAACAAGTGCTTTTCCGGCGCGTCCGGTTCTCTCTTTGGTAAAGCTCAGACCGAGAAGATTCATTTCGTAGTTCGGATTGTCGGCAATCGCGCGGTAATCGTCTGCCGTCCTCATCGGGAAGTAGTTCTCCGTCGTGTACTTCTTGTAACCGTACATCGCCATTGATACTTCGTTTCCGAGCCGCGCCGCCTCTCCGTTCAGGATCGCGGATATCCTGTCAGCACACGCTATCTGCGCGTCAGTCAGAGACCCGATGATCTTGTCTGCGTCAGCCTCGTTCAGAACAAGTTTTCTGCTCTGCTCGTTGAATACGCTCACTGTTCTGAAAATTCTCCAGTTTTTTGTTCTGTTTTCTTTGGTCTGCACGTCAGCCTTTGCTTTGAATTTTCCAATGACAAGCCCGCCGTCTTTGTTGAACAGGCATCTTCTCGAATCCTCCTGATTCAGGAGCAGATGTACCGTCATCAGCTGTGAAGGCGTTGCACGGAGTGTGCCGGTCGAAAGGTTGAGCGTGATCTCCTTGGCTTTCTTTCCGTGCCACCCCTCCGGGATTCCTTCTTTTCCAATCGCGTCAGACATAAGCGACGACAGCAGCTCGATGTTCGCTCCGAATTTGTCCTGACACTTTCTGAATGTCCGAAGCTGTTCGTCCATTACGTCAGAATCAATGCCGTTGAAAAATCCGTATGCGTCGATAGAACCGTAGTGTACCCACTCAAGCCCTTTTCTGAGAGTGTTAAAACCCGTCAACACCCGCGTTTTTCTGTCCCTGTTTTTCGCAAGCCCGATCTCCTTCTGCGCCTGCCAAGACTTCGCCGCAAGCCCTTCTCTCGGGTCGTAAAGCCGCTTGATCTCCGCCGTCAGGTGCTTCAGCTGATTGAATATTCCGTTAAGCTCCTCAAGCTGCGCCGAGGAAAGCTCCGTCAGCTTCTTTCCCTGATTGGCTTCCACCCACGCCGCCATTCTCTCAAGCAAGCCGGAGTCAACGATAAGCTGCTTCTCCTGAACATTCAGGTCGGTCTCGGCAATGTCAAGCCCGTTTTTGCCGTCCTCTGCCGTTGCGTTATTCGCCGCTTCGATGACCCTCAATATCCTGTCGTATACACCCTGATTCGCCACGCTCTTTCCTGTCGTGATGTCAACAGCCGCAAGGAATTCCATAAGCGGCTTCCTCATCGCCTCGGTGAAGTGGTTCTCCGTCGTCGGACCGGAGAGCATCGACGATGCTTCGGTATACCTGCGCAGCACCCTGTTCCGGAGAATCGTCTGTTTCTGCTTCTCGGAACGGTTTTTGAACTGCTCCGCATATTTTTCCTTCAGCGAAGTTATGGCTTTTTCTCTCTGCTCCTTGAGCTGCGCTATCCGCTTACGCATGGCATTTATACTAACCGTATTTTCCCCGTTGTAAAGAAGCTCGGATATCGCTCTGCCGATGGATTTCTTGACGAGCTGTTCTTCGTAGGAAAGCACGTTGCTTTCTCCGATGCCGTTGATACGCATATTTCTCGCGAGGTCGGCAATAAGCACAGCCTGTTCCGTACCGTCTGTTATGTTGTCGGGGAAATACTCCGGATAGATTTCCGACAGCTCGGCATATACCTCCGAAAGAGCGCGTCCCTTCTGCTCATTCACAAGCCCGACGATACCGAAAAGCGATTTCCTGAAATCCGACCACGTTTCAAATCCGGCAGCTTTCGCAACAGAAGCACGGATCTCTGTCGGAACGAAAATCTTCTCCGTGCGGAGCTTCTTTTTTACGTCTCTCGCTTCGTTGTATTCGTCTCTCAGAGGCGACACCCAATCATATATCTCGTTTTCGATGTCTCCGACCATTGCGGCAAGAATGTCCGCGTCGTGCCTGTAGTCCCTTCCGAGAGCTTTGCCGTCGAGACGATTCTCATAAGCATACCGGAAAAGCCTTTTAACCGTGTCCAGAAGCTGTTCTCTCGGAATGCGTTCTCCCGATGTCTCCGAAAGATCCGCGATCCGGTTGAGAAATTCATTGAATTTGTACGGATATCCGCTCTTGTAATATCTCTCTTTCGAGAATTTCTCAAGCACGTTCTTTATGGCTTTGTCTTCTGCTTCTATGGTTTCCGTTTCACTTTGTGCAGATTTCACAAGAGAATGTCTCTCGTCAGAGGAATCTTTTTCAATGCTCTGCATAGACTGTGTATTGACAACTGAATCATTTTGTGATACACTGTTGTCAGAGCGTTGAGCACCTGTATTAACGGAATTCTTCTGAATTCCAAGAGGAGGCGACGCTTTTATTTTTTTGTTCGGTCTCAGACCGATGTTATAAACATAGCTGTCGCCACCGCTTCTACGGACGTTTGCAAGAAGGTCGTAAACTTCGTTGTCTATCTGCACCGTCTTGACGTAATAATCCCAAAAGCCAATACCATTGTGCGCAGAATTACTCTTGCCCTGCTCCGCGTTGCTCCCGGTATAATCCGCATTCTCAACAAGTTCAAAGATATCTCCGTCCGCGCCTGCGCGGATTTTTGCTTTCCAACCCTTTTCGGAAGACTGATTGTCTCCGTAAATGTTTTTCTTGACATCCGTATCTTCAAACGTTGCATAGTACGCATGACCGTTCCGGATGAATTTCGCGGTTCTTCCACGGTAGTCATTCTTCATGATCTCCTCAAACCGCTTCATTCTTTCCTTGTTCGTGAGATTCTTTATGTCGTCGCTTGTTTCGTATACCTCAATTCCGTCTTTGTTCGTTCCGGCAAGCGACCACCGTATATCCCGGTTCCCGCTGTCAAACCTCTCGGTAAGCGGAATGACGTTGCCGCTGTCGTCGTAGGTTATCGGGTCGGCGGATTTGACCTGTTCGGAACTTCTTATGACGTATGAAAATCCGCGCGAAACCGGCTTTCCGTCAACAAGGTCGCCGCCCTCGTCAAGGATTATGCTGTCATAATCAAGCCCGTTTTCGTCAATGAATTCCGCAATGTCATATCCGTCAGTCCAGTCGGGAAGCCCGGATTCCTGAACCTTGCTCAGCCCGTATTCGGAACGCATTTTATCAAAGATTTCCCGGCATTCCGGTTTCCTTGTGTCAAACGCGTTTCCGAGGTTGGCGTAAACTTCATAGAGAGAACTATTGTCTCCGGGTTTTGCATAACGGGAGGCATATTTTTTGTTCTCGGTGAAATACGACCAGTCGCGGAACTCGGTAAAGCCGCCGCCCTTCTTTGAGCCGTGCCAGAACAGTCGGTCATACCCGTTCGCCTTGGCTGCTTCATCCACAAGTCTGCGCTGTTCTTCGGTATCGCCCGATTCCGCCGCCTCGTCAACAAGCCTCTGCTGTTCCTCGACATTTCCGGATTCAACGGCTTTCATGTACTCGTCGTTCGCACGGGCGAGAGAATATCTGAACCTGTCAAGCCCTGACTGCTCTCTCACTTCACCGGTCTCGTAAAAGTGTTTTATGTCGTTCACGATCCTTGTGGGGTTGATGTTGCCCTCGTATTCAAGCGTGCCGACGGTTTTTCCGGTTTCGTCCGAAAGGTCAACAGCAAAATAACCACCGTCCGAAAACTCATTCGCGAATCTGCGGATAGTGGTATATTGCTCTTTTGACGGCTCGGTCGAAGCGGAAATGTCAAGTCCGGGAGTCTCCGCCATGATACGGATATTTCCGTCATTCATGAAGCGGACAAGCGCATCGGTTCCCTTGGTATTTTCGTATATCGCATCGATGGCTCTGTGGTCTTCACCGCGCGAACCGTAATGCTGCCCCTTCTCGCCCGAGAAATTCAGCATCTTTCCGTTCGGCACGATATATCCCGCGTCGTAGAAATACGGTGTATACCCGAATTCCTTCACCGCCTGTTTGCGGAAATAGTCGGCTTCACTCAGCCCCGATTTTTCGATAGCAGCCAGTTCTCCGGTGCTTGCTCTGCCCGAACCGCTTTCCGAACTTTTTTCAATGTCGGCTCTCAGCGCATCGCGGCGGTCAACAAGGTCGGCATATCCGGATTCTTTTCTCCAAGCCTGATATGCTTTCATGCCTTCCGCAATATTGTCGCTGTTTATAGCCTTGCTCAAATCGTCATTTGCTTTTTTGAACGCGTCGGATTTCTCAATTTCCCTGATCCGGTTCGTCAGCTCCGTTTCTTCTCTCTGCAGCTCTGCTACGGTGTCAGCGGAGGACGCAAGCGAAAACCTCTTTTCAGGTTTCGATACTTCGTTCAGTCTTTTTCCGGCTTCCGAACCCGCACCAAGCGCCCCATTCTGGCTATCAGTTCCCCTGTTTCCTCGTCGTAATCCTCCGTTGCGTCGTTCAGAATCCAGTATTTCGGCACTTTCAGAAACGCCAGCGGTCGGAATTTTTCCGGTCCGGTATATTTCGCCCGGTCTCCTTCCGTTCTCATCCGCATCAGACAGTCGTCCAGCCTTTCCTCGGTCATTTCGTCTTCTCTTGACCACCTCATCAGCAGATGTCTGTACATCCGTTTGTTCGATATCATAAGAAACTCCCTCCTTCAGGATCGTATCAATCTGCTTCTTATTATATCCAATTGCTTTGAGGTTGTCAACGATCTTTTTGAAAACCTCGTCATAAGAGAATACTTCGCCGTTGTTTTCTATCGGCAAAGCCCGACGCTCTTCCTCCGTCATGTCAAGCCGCTGAGATACATTTCTTGCTTCTGTCTCTCCGTAGTTCTGGAAATAATAATATTTCGCATAGTCCCCGAGCGAGGCTCCGCCCTTGGCTTCAAGATATCCGATAAGATAGTTCATCTTGTCCTGCGGCTTACTTTCGGCAACGAATTCCGGGTTGTTCTTTATGAGATCATAGGCGAGGTTCACCGCATAAAACATTCCGGTTTTCGGGCTTGTCCCGCGAACAAACCCCTCTGCCTGCTGAATAGCGTGCTGCAATTCATGTGAAAGTACATATTTTGCTTTTTCTGAAGTCAGTCCTTTTTTGAGTTCGATGAATTTTCCGTCAGGAGAGTATTTTCCGTTCGTTGCTGGCGACCCTCCGGTCACAACATCAACCATATGCACCGGAATATCCGCAATCCAAGGATAAGCCGCGAACAGCCTGTCGTGCTTCACATAGTCTCCGACCGTCTGCGGGTTGTCAACATACCCGTCGGGATTGAACCGCATCTCTTTGTCGCTTATCTCATATCTCCACTTTCCGTCTTTTCCGAGCCACCATCCGGTTCTTTTTCGGATAGTGTCCATCGAAACTCCGTTCTGATACATCTGATAAGCTCCGCCGAGCGAGTTCAGATCGGCAGTCCGCGAGTTCGCCCCCGCAAGACTGTGACGTTTTCCTTCGCCACTCTCAACCGCAGCTTCGCCTTTGACATCCGTCCCGTAAGCCCTCTTAAGCTCCCCGGTCAGCATATCTCTCAGCCTCTCCGCTGCCTGTCTCTGCTCGACCGCAAGATAGGCATCCCTGCCCCTGATACGCGCAATAAACCTCTCAAGAGCGTTCAGAATCCGTTTGATGATCCCCGGCTTGTTCCGGTTCATCGCCCAGAAGATGTTCTCCCCGGCTTTGCTTGAATGCCCCATGTCGTCAACCGCCGCGCCGAACATATCCGCCATGATCTCTTCAAATATGTACGCATCGTTGACCACTTTCTCGGCAGAAGCGCGTCTCTGCTCCTCCGTGCCTTTCATCTCAAGCATCGCCTGTTCGGTGTACGCGTCAACGTATCTGCGCCAGTTCTTCTCTTTCTGCGCGTCCTCCGACCTCCACGAACGGTCGTCCGGATGCTCAAGCCGTCCCTTAAGGTCGAATGCGTCATACTGCGTCCCGGCAACAGCCTTTATGAAATCCAAGGTTAGCCCAGAATCCGCGTGCGCTATCTCATGCGCGATCGTCTGCGTCACCGCACGGTCGAACGAAACACTTTTCCCGGAATTGAGAACAAACCCGTTTCCGTCCGCCGCCAGTTCAAGTTTTACAACGTTTTCGACCCCGTTCCAGTCTCGGCTGACTTTTATCGTGTTTGTGCTTTTGTCAAAGTATGCGCCGGACTTCATTCCGTCTGCCGTCTCAACATTGTCAACGACCTCGATGTTGACTCCCATCTTCTTCAGAGGCTTGCGGAGTGAATCAACAATTTTGTCAACCTCTCCGGCGCGTACAAGTCTGCCCATCTCGCGGAAATCGTCCATTGCTTTTGCAAGTGAATTGTTCCGGGAAGCGGCTTCTTTCAGTTCTCCGATCCGCTGTGCTTTTTCCTCTGCCGTAATGGAATCGGAGCTTTCGATGTTCTTGATTTCCTGCTCGATTCCGGCATTCTCGTTTCTGAAAAATGCGTCCTGTTCCGCTTTGCTGTTGAGGTTTGCAAGTGCAGAAGCGTTCTCTGCCGAATACCTCTCGTCCTGATACGCGCTGAAATCCGCCCTGACCCGCTTTTTAGCCGTTTCCTGCGTTGTTTTTGTCTCTGATGAGTTAGTACCGCCCTCGCCGGAAACGTTCGCTGCAGGCGATTCTGTGAACCCTGATAGGTCACCGCCGTTTATGACATAATTCCTCACCGTCTCAAGAAACCTGTGCTGACGGTTCGTCGCATCAATGGTAGCCTTGGTCTCCGCGCTCTTTACCTTCTCGCTGTTGCGCAGACGGCTGTTCTCGGCGCGGTTCGCCTGTATCGCCTGATCGATGATGACCGCCGCGTTCTTGTGTCCCTCGGTTGCCGTTTTGCCGCTCTCAATCGCACTCTGCGCGGCTTTCAGCGTGTCGGATGAGTTCTTTATAATGTCAAGCGTCTGCCGCACGGAGGCGCGTTTCTGCGACACCGTAGTTCCGCCGATTCTCAGTCCGGTCAGCCGCTCAAACGCCGCGAGCGTACCCCTGTCCTTGAGAATGTTCCGTTCAATGTCCTTGTTCGACAGCTCCCCCATGGAAAGAAGACTGAACATCTTTTCGTCATTTCCGGAGGTAACGTCAACCTTGGTCTCCTGCGCGCTCTTCGCTTTTTCAAGAACCGCCTGTATAGAATCCGCATTTATTTTTCCGGAGGAGATAAGATTCTTTATCTGATTCAGATTGTCAATTGAAGCATCAATGTTCGCGGAAATTTCGGAAGCCTGATTCTTACCATACTTTTTTTTGGCATAGGATTTGAGATATTCATACCAGTCCTTGCCCTCAGAGATTATCTCAGCCGCCGCCTTTGCATCTCCTTTTTTCAGAGCATCGGAAGCATCGTTGAGTATAGAATAATCGATTTTCTTTGCGTTGTTGTAAAGCCCCTCTGCATTGCCGGGATCGATTGCGGAAATCTGTGCGTCGGCGTTTGCTTTCCCGGTTCTGTATGCGCCGGCGATCGTCAGCGACGAGCTTGCAAGACCGGAGATAAACCCGCCGGCTCCAGCCCAGCCGATGTCAGCCGCAACCTCTCCCGCAGCCTTTTTAACAGCCTCTTCGCGGGTCATGCCGTCTCTTACATACTCCGTGACCTTTCTGTCGTAATCCGAATCGTAGCCTTTGCTTATTTTGTCAATGACCGTGTTTGCAATCTCGGTGAACACTTCTTCGGAAGCCTCAACCCCGTTCTGCGTGAGGATCATCTTTATTGCTTTTTTCGGTATGGTCGGCTTTGACTCAACAATGTTCCTGATGCTCGACAGGTTCTCTATCGACAGATACTCAAAGGTCGCCTCTGCAATTCCGGACAGAAGCGATTCCCAGTATATCTGGCTGCTCGATGCGCCGGATTCATAAAGCTCCGCCGCCTTCGATGCCGCCGCAGAACCGCCCATCGATATAGTGTACAGCTTTCCGAGAGTCGCCATTCCGAATGCCGAGTCGACTCCGGACATAAGCGACTGATATACCTGTGACATGACGTTCTGCCCGAACATCTCCCAGCCGATGCTGTCCTCGATGTCCTTTGCAACAAGCCCTCTCGCCTCGCGTCCCGCAACAGAAAACAGATTGTAATTCTCGTAGGGATTATATCCTTTGCCTTCCCAATCGCCTTTTGAAGCAAGGTCGAGTCTCTGCCCTATTTCACCAATGGTCGAAATCCCGCCTCCCAAGACATTCAGCGGAACGGATGCCGCAGAATAAGCAATGTCTCCCGCCGTTTTGTTTAATCCCTCGTTGCTGTCGGCAATAAGATATCCGAGAGCCGCACCACCAAGCCCGCCGAAGGTGTTTGCAAGAGCCGCCGCGCTGACGTTCCCGAATATTTTGCTGTTTTTCAGATCCCGGATAAACTGCTTGACCTCTTCGGTATTGCGGTAATCAAGAGTGACATCCATATCTTCAAGATATTTGTCCGCCGCCTCTTTTCCCTGCGTACCGAGCAGATAATAATATACCCGCTTTTCATCATCAGTCATAAGTCCGTAATGATATCCGAGCGCATCCCGTTTTGCGGCGCCGAGATCGGAAGACCATACAGTTGTACTGTCCGTCTTGTTACCGTATTTGTCGTTGGTCAGATCCTCATAGAATCTCAGCTTGTTTACGATGCTTGGCGCGTCCTGACCTTTGGTATCTTCTGCAGTAAGTATCGGATCACTCGCTTTTCGCTTGTTGTATGCTTCCGCACGTTTTTGTGTCGCGGCATTTTCATAATTGAGATAATCCTCAAACGTCGGATTCTCTACCGCCTTGCCGGATATAACTCCCTGAAGAAAATCCTCGTTGTTCGCAAGATTCCGGTATCCCGCCGCTGTTCTCATCCTGTCAACGTTGTTCAGCGCAAAAGACTCAAGCTGATATTCCTGCGTCAGCCAGTTCAGAACCTCGTCGTCGGTCATGCCGTCAAGACCGTACTGTTGCTTTGCCTCATTTATCGCCGTTCTGTTGTATGCCTTTTTTCCGCTCCTTGCGTTTGATACGAGCTGTCCTGTCGAAAGAGAGTCACTCGATGTGTTGATTCTGTCAAGATACCCCTTCAGCTCGGCAAGGTTTTTCTTCCCCGCCTCCGCGTCATAATCGTTGACGATATAGTCCTCGTCACGCCTTTTATCGGTGCGGTAATTGAAGTCAGCCTCGTTTTTGTACTGCCCATAATACGCCCCGAGGTCGCCGAAAAACTTAATCTCACTGCCATAAGCCTTTATCTGCTCCCCGACCGCCTTCTTCTGATCATCGCTCCCGCCGTATGTGTTGTAATACTCCGCAAGCGCATTCAGCCTGTCGCGCATCTTTTTGACCTGATCCGACGAGCCGTTTATCGTCTCCTGAGAATAGTACTTCGACGGGTCGAACTGCGTGCCGTAGGTCGATGAAATGCTCTTCGCAAGAGCCTCCATGTCGTCATTCAGCGTCTCGGCTCCGACCTTGTTCCATGCCGCATTCCTCGCGTCGCGTTTCGTGATGAAATCACTTGCATTCTTCGCCTCTCCCGATGCAAGCGCGGCTTTGTATTGATCCCATAAAGAGCCGCCCTTGTAGTTCGGAATTCTGTTCTGCTTTGCCGCCGCCGCAAGACGTTCCTCGCGATTCTTCTTTATCGCCTCCTCGCGCTTCCTCTCGTCCTCGCGTCTCTTCTTAACGTCGGAAACCGCTCTGTCTGCAAGGCTTTGCGTGATCTTATAAAGGTCTTCGGTTGATATCCTGTTTCCCATGTATTCTCCTTAAAAAATAAAACAAGGCACGTCATCGGGGGATAACGTGCCTGCAGCTTACCGCCCCCGCGGTTGGTTTATTTATTTGTCGCTCACACCGGATCGATGTCGGCAAGCCAGCGCGTCGTGTAATCTCCGGTCAGAAGACCCTTTGCGTATTTCGTCGCGGATATACCGAGCGCTTCCGCCTCTTTGCGCAGCTTATTCTGAATGTCCGTCGGCAGATCGGAAATCTCTCCGTTCTCTCCGACCTTTTCTTTGAACATCATGAGCGGGTAAAACGAACCGTATTTGCTCTTCGTGTCGGAAGATTCCGTCTCTCCGCTGTAGTACGTGTTCCCGCCTGCACCGCTTATGATATCCGTATACCTCTTGACAATGTCCTCAATATCCGGATAGCTTTGACCGTACTGGTTCACGATCATGGCTCCCGCGCTGAGCAGTCCCTGTTCTCCGCCTTTGTCATACGCGGTCTGCAATGCATTGCCTATGTTGCCGCTGACCTCGGGAGTAATCGTCGCCGTCCCCGTGTTGTACTTCTCGGCAAGAAGCGACGGCAGAACTTTCTGAACCATGTTGTTGTACGCCACCGTTGCTGTCGTGTCGTCGGAATACCGGTTCTTTGCCGCATCCATCGCCGACTGCGCATTCGATGTGGATATCCCGAGCAGCTGCTGAGTGTTGACTCCCATCTTCTCAAGCGCGCCGAGCATATTCGAAAAACGCTGATTGCTTGCGTCGTTCACCGCTCTCACTCCGGAATTGAGGTATGACAGCTTCTGCCGCCTTGCGTTTGCTTCCGCGTAGGAATCGATGTTTCCGCCGTTCGAGGAAGCGGCATCGGCATATTCCGCATTCGCCGCATTGTCTCCGCCAAGCCCGTATTGCGACATGATTGCCTTGCCCCAGTCGGTCTCAAGCGGATTCTGATTCTTGTACGATTCCACAAGGTCGGTGTAATACTTTTCATGCGCGTCAGCCTTGTTCAGCCCGTACCTGTTGTTCGCAAGAAGCTGATTGCTTATCTTTGTCCAGTAGCCGTCATCATAGTTCCCGGCACTGCTTATCGCCTTGATGTAGTCATCATACGGCGACTTGACAACAGTCGTTGCGGTCGTATCGCCCGGTAACGAATCGTTTCCCGCTCCGCCGCCTGTCCCGGAAGTGTCGGCGGGAATTCTCCCCATCTGAGAGTCTTTCTCCCTCTGCTTGTTCATCTGATCCTGACGCCACTGATTGACATCGTTGACGTTTCCCGTGTTTCCGAACTTTCCGGAACTTGCTCCGTGAGCAGTATTGTTCTTTTTCTCTCCGCTCATGTCGGACATATGCTTTATATAGCTTTTTATCGCCATTCACTTTACCTCGCTCCCGTTGCACCACCCGTTAGCGGTACACCCGCCGAAGCCCTTCAGCAGATACGGATGCCGCGATTTTCCGGGTCGGTATATCCTCATGACCTTTGCTTTTCCCGGCTTGCACCCGAAGCCGATAAGCGCGTTTGCGTTCCGGTAATGCTTTTTTCCGGTAAAGATTACGGTGTCGCCGACGGATATCACCTTTGAGGGATGAAGAAGCCCGTCCACGTCGCGCCGGAAGTCGTCCATCGTCAGCCCGAACTTCTTCAGCCAATGGTCGCAGTCGGCGTGATTGTTTGCATAGCCCTTTTTGTACGCCTCTCTGTGCGATACGATGACCGAGGCTTCCCATCCCCATCTGCGGCAGATGTCGGCACACAGAGAAACGGCAGCGTTGTAGCAAGCCTTGAAGTACGTCTCGTCCTTCAGCCCGTCCTCGCATATCTCAAACTGTATGTGCGGATACGGAGGATAGTTGTAAGAGCCTTTCTTGCCGTTACCCACGCCCCACGCGCATATCTCCTCCGGAAGCAGATGAAGTATGCCGACCGTGCCGTCAGCAAGCCGTCCGATCATATAGTGAACCGCCTTGTTCACGTTCGGTCTGTTCCAGTGATTGCCGTACCTGTTCCTCCCGATCTTTGCGATTATCTCCGCGCGGTCGGGATCGTCGTCAGACGGCTGACAGTACCTCGCCACCGAGGTCTGGTTAACTCCGGTTGAGTGTACCACGATCCCGACCGGCTCACACTCCTGATATACCGCATAGCACCTTGACTGTGTGTGGAGGCATTCGGTTATATTCATTATCTGCCCTCCTCACCGTCGTCGGCACCGGTCTTGTCCCCGGAAAGCTGCTTGTATATCTGATGCGCTCCCGTCGCCGCAAGCCCGGATACTATGCCCACAGCGACCGCCGTGATGACGTCCCCGGCAGGGAAGTCCGGCATTATGTACATTCCCAGTACGCCAAGCCCTCCTCCGAGTATGCCGCATATCACCGGAAAGATCGGAAGAGCACAC